TGATCTGTTCGTGAATCTAAAAATGGTGTTAGTGGATTCTCAGCTAAATGCTCCTTATAATGCTCACGACATACTGAACATGGTAATAAAAAAGCAAGAGACTCGTAAAATTCTTTGGCACATTTCTTATCCGTATAGGTTGGATTTTTAGGATAACCAATCGCAACAATATGGATCGTATGCCAGAAAAAGGGGCCCCATACACTTGGTGAAAATCTCATATTCTTCTCTATCTTTATCTTCTTTATTGTCCACTTTTCACTAGGAATTTAATTTTAAATAAAAAGAGGGACTTGGATATAAAGACATGATCCTCTATACCCACAAGTCTTCTTACTCAATTAAATGGAATCGTGCATGTTAAATAATCCACTAAGGGTATCCTATTGCACAAATTGTGGCCAAACGGGGCATATCTTTAGAAACTGCTTATCACCGGTCACAAGTTATGGAATTATCGCAGTAAAATATACGGATGATCATTTACAGCAATGGATGTATTCGTCTCTATCTTCCGTTGTTCCCTCTTGTAATTCTCTTCAATTTCTTCTCATTCGTCGAAAAGATTCGTTATCTTTTATTGAATTTATTCGCGGTAAATATGCATCATCAGATGAGGATTATATTGCAAAACTATTGAGGAATATGACACAACAAGAGCAAGAACGATTATTGCACTGCTCTTTTTCTGAATTATGGTTCCAAATCTGGGGTGAATTGTCAACAATGAAATCCCATAAAAATAATTATGAAATGTCCGAAAAACGGTTTGCTCAATTAAAAGATATTCTCCCTCGGCTCATAAAAGAGAATCCATCTTCATGGACAGAACCTGAATGGGGATTTCCAAAAGGGCGGCGAAATCCTCACGAATCCGATCTACATTGTGCCATTCGCGAATTTCAAGAAGAAACGGGTATCAAACGCCATGAATTTCAAGTGATTCAAAATACACAATCTGTATCTGAAACCTTTTTTGGATCAAATCATGTCCACTATTGCCATAAATATTATTTGGCCATTTGCTCACCAGGATTACAAGTTAATGTTCAACAACAAAATCCACATATGTTTCGAGAAATTGGTGATATTAAATGGTGTTCATTGGAAGAAGCTATTACAAAGATTCGTCCGGATAATGTAGAAAAACGCGAAATCTTGCTAAAGGCCGGTAAAATTCTTAAAAATTTTTATCCTATTTATTCATTCGATTCACCTAAATTGTCCCATTAATTACACTTTTTATCTTTAATCCTATTTCATTTTTTGACGTTTTTGTCTGAAAATGAAATATATAGTAATAGATAGCAATGGCATCGGTCAATGGTAAACGTCTTGCCAATCTGAATGATCTACAATTAAATGCTCTCATGAATTCTACTGAAAATGAGAGGAATTTAACACTTATTCGAAAAGAAATGGTAAAACGCGGAATACTCAATAGTTCCGTTCTCAATAATGATCCATTAGCCTCTTCTGCTAATAATGATCCATTGAGTTCCTCGTTTGACCCTTTGGCTGGTCCCAATGCACCATCTAATCCAGACCCAGTGGAAGCAGAAGAAGAGGACGAAGAACCCAATTGGAATTCATATTCTTCAAATGTCTTACAAGATTTCCTACTAGATCCTGAACTAGACGATGATACCGCTCAACAAATAAGAAATATCATTAATTCACGTTCTAAAAAACCTTCTGCTCCTGCTCCTGTTCCTCCTCCTGCTCCTGAACCAGCTCTAGAAGAAGATGATGAAGAGGAAGAAATTGATTGGAACTCTTATAAAACAAATGTTCTACAAGATTTTCTACTCGATCCTGAACTAGATGATGATACCGCTCAACAAATAAGAAATATCATTAATTCACGTTCCAAAAAACCTTCTGCTCCTGCTCCTGCTCCTGAACCAGCTCTAGAAGAAGATGAAGAAGAGGAAGAAATTGATTGGAACTCTTATAAAACAAATGTTCTACAGGATTTCCTACTCGATCCTGAAATAGATGATGAAACTGCACAGCATATCAGGGGTATTATCAATTCTAGATCAAAAGAACTTCCAGAATCAGAACCAGAATCAAATTCAGACTCAGACTCAGAACCAGAAGAAGCGGGCGATATGTCCGTTTCCGATTTAGAATTCTTATTAGATAAATATACCAAAGAAGGAAATGAATTTATGATTTATGAAATTAAAAAGCAATTGAAAAACAAAGGAGTGAATATCAATCTTGGTAAAGATCCATCTTCTCTACCCAATGAACCAGAAGTAGTGGAGGAAGAGGAAGAGGAAGAAGAACAGGAAGAAGTTAATAATAAAGAGGATGATGATGATGAAGATGAAGAAGATTCGAATAATAACAATGATAGCGAAGAGGAATTAGAATTATACGAAGAAAGTAGTGATAGTGATGACGACGACGATGATGAAGAGGAAGATAATGATCTAGAAGATGATCTAGAAAATGATGACGATGATGATGATGATGATGAGCCAAATTTGAATACATCGATTGCTTCTGTTGAACCTGCTATTCCTATTGCACCTGCTCCTGCTCCTGCTCCTGCTCCAGCTCCTGTTGCTCCTGTTGCTCCTGCTCCTGCTCCTGCTCCTGAACCATATGTTGCAGAAGAGAAACAAGAAGCTAAAGATGAGCCTCAACCAGATCCATTTGTAGATGTAAATTGGAAAGCCTATCCAACAAATGTATTAGCAGAATTTTTACAAGATATTGATATTAGTGAGAATACTAAAAATACAATTAGAGGTGTTATTAACTCAAGATATAGTAAGAAAACATCACAAGCATCATCATCGGGTATTCCACGACCTCTAGCTCCAGCTCCTGCTCCTGTTGCTCCTGCTCCTGCTCCTGCTCCTGCTCCTGTTGCTCCTGCTCCTGCTCCTGCTCCTGCTCAAGTTCAAGAACCTGTAGTAGAAGAACCTGTAGTAGAAGAACCTGTAGTAGAAGAACCTGTAGTAGAAGAACCTGTCGTAGAAGAACCTGTAGTAGAAGAACCTGTCGTAGAAGAACCTGTAGTAGAAGAACCTGTGGTAGAAGAACCTGTTGTAGAAGAACCTGTGGTAGAAGAACCTGCTCCTGCTCCTCAAGTTCAAGAACCCGTTGCTCCTCCAGTTGTGCCTATTCCAAAACCAGAGGTTAGACCCAGATCGCCATTGTTGGAAGAAAATGAAAGGAATAAAGGAGATGAAAAAAACGAAGGATTAGATGCCCAATACATGGCTCTTCCATCTGATGAATTATTAGAGGAATGGGAAAAAGAAACTGACTTTACAAAACGCGATCGTCTTATAAAAGTAATGCAATCCAAGAATCTATTTCCAAGTATGAGTATTACTGAATTGGAAAAACAATCTGGCATCTATCCAGATACATTAGATCCAGAATTTTTACAAAAATTACTTCTAAAACGTGAATTTGCAGAATCATTGCAATCTACATGGAAACCGCGATCAGACCCATGCACGGATGATAATGTATTTGAAGTTACACCTGTCCAACGATTTGTATCTAATTGGTTATCTCCTAAAACACCCTATTTATCTGCCCTTCTATTTCATGGAGTAGGAGTGGGTAAAACATGCGCTGGTATACAAATATCTGAAGCATGGTTAGAACAATATCCATCCAATAAAGTATTTATTATTTGTCCCCCTACCATTAAAGCTGGATTTTTACGAACAATTTTCGATATTTCAAAAGTAGTCATAGGAGCAAAGAATGAACCAAATACAGCTTCACAATGCACTGGAATCACTTATATGAAACTTACCAATACTCTATTTGAAAGAGATACAGAAAAGATTCAACGTGCTGTTACACGGCTAATTAATCGTCGTTATAAGATTATGGGTTATGTTGCATTTGCCAATTATATTCGTGATCTTACAAAACATATTCCAGCTTCATTATCACAAGAACGCAAAGACGAATTGCAATACAAAGCCATTCGAGATGAATTTAGTCACCGTCTCGTTCTTATTGACGAAGCACATAATTTGAGAGATGTAATGGATGAAAGTAAAGATGCTAACGATTATGCTGGTGGAAAATCAGAAGAGGAAGATGCTTCAGGTGGAAAAATTCTTACTCCTCGTCTTCGACTTGTTCTCGAATATGCGGAAGGAATGAAATTATGTTTAATGACTGCCACACCTATGTATAATAGCTACCGTGAAGTCATATTCATGTTAAATCTACTTTTAATGAATGACAAAAAAGGAACTCTTCGTGAATCTGATATATTTGATAAAGACGGTAATCTTCTCGATGGATCTGAAGAGATTTTATCAAAGATTTCACAACAATATATCAGTTTTATGCGTGGAGAAAATCCACTTTCATTTCCTATCCGTCTTTTTCCAGAAAATGTTCCTGAACTTCCAGAATATCCTTTAACAAATCCACGTCGTGTTGTTATTCCAGATGAATATCGAACTTATTACAGACGACTACCAATGCTTCATATTGCCCTACAGGGTGATGCATTGCTAGCATCTGAAGAATTTACAAAACAATTGCCACCTGGATTGGGTCTAAGCACAATGGCTCTTGCAAAACTTGTTCAAGCGGGCAATATCGTATTCCCAGCAACACAAGCGACTACTGGAAATTCAGCGGAAGATTATAGTAAACGTATTGTAGGTGATGCGATTAAAACCGTATTTACAAAAGAAACGGTGGATGGAAAGGCGAAATACCGCGTAAAAGATGTAAATCCCAATTGGTTAGTAGTTGGTAATCTCGCACAATATAGTCCAAAGTTTGACTATTTGATCCGACACATTAAACAAACAGAAGGTTGCATTTTTGTATATACCCGTTTTATTGGTGGAGGAGCACTACCACTTGCCTTGGCATTAGAAGCCAATGGATATACTCTTTATGGTAGAAGACCTACTGAGGGTCTATTTGCAAATGGCGTTCAGGCACCAGGAGGAAGACAGTGCGCTCTTTGTCCAAGAAAAGAACAGGATCATGGAAATGGAGGAGGTCACGATTTTAGTCCAGCCTATTATGGGCTTTTAACGGGAGATGTGACTCTTTCTCCTAGAAATGATCTAACAATCGCAGCACAAAGAGCATTTGGAAATAAAGATGGTGTCCAAATGAAAATTATCATTGGTTCTCAGATTGCATCTGAAGGTGTTGATTTACGTTTTATTCGCGAAACCCATGTGATTGATTCGTGGTTTCACTTGAATAAAACCGAACAGATTCTTGGTCGTGCCATTCGTTATTTGTCTCACTGCGCCCTTCCAAAAGAAAAACGAAACAATACTGTCTATTTATATGCTACCTACTTCCCTCCAGAATCTAATTTAAGAACACGAGAAACGGCCGACCAGTATAGTTATCGTCTAGGATTTAACAAGGCAGTTACAATCGGTAAAATTACACGCATTATGAAGAAATCCGCAATTGACTGTAATTTGAATCGTCAAGCAATTGTCATATCAGGAGAACAGAGCGTTCGACAGATTGATGGTCAGAGAAAGGAACGACCAAATGTGGATATCAATGACATGCCCTTTACTGCTGTATGTGATTGGATCGAAACATGTGATTATACATGTTCTCCGCAGATTGCAGTAGGAGATCAGAAAGAACTCGATGATTCCACCTATGATGAATATGCTGCGCGATGGAGAATGGATAAAATCCGTCGTATCTTTCAACGATTGTTTCAAGAACAGCCCTTTTATTCTTCTGAAGATATATGGAACATGTTCTCAAATGTTCCACGATTTGTCATGGTAGATCTACTTCGTTCAATCGTAGATAATAAAACCTTTCAAGTCACTTATAAAGATAAAACGGGATATATAAGATATTGTAATGGATATTATTTGTTCCAACCAAATATTTATATGGATTTGACAATACCGTTGTCAATTCGTGTTGGTCGCTTTCCTGTAAAGCGTGATTCCTATTTTCCTATTGAATATGATATACCTGATGTTCAGAATGAAGAACTTGCAATTAATACACTGAGTTCGATAGAGGATGTATGGAGATCAATGATTGGTTGGGTAGAACAATTAACGAATGACGATGAATATACTCCTCTTCCTGATGAATTAGAGCAGAGACGTTTGACAATCTCTCAAGGTGACAAGGAATTGTTAGATCGTTATCGAAATAATGTGGAAATGATTGCATGGTTTCACGAGTCATTCCATGCTTCAAATAAGAGTCCAAATGATAGACTTGCATTTCGTAAGACAATTTTGTATTATTTATGGGATGAGTGGTTAAAGATAGATGAGCAATTGTATTTAATCTATTCATCCGATGTAGCACAGGACCCTGTATTATTGGAATGCATTCGTGAAAATGAATATCAAATGGGTCGTTTATTGGTTCGTCGATTTTATCATCCAGAGCATGACGTTGTTATTCATTTGTGTGAAAATGGTGAGGAATGTAAGCAGTCTGTTACTGATGCGGTAAAACGTGATCAGATGGATCCAATTAATTCCTTTAAAGTTAATCCTTCTACAACGGGTTTATTATACGGATTTTTGATTGCAAAGAATAAGGAACTTACATTTAAGACGGGTGAACCAGCTGGTGATGGAAGTATTGGGCGTGGATTGGAATGTGGTAATGTAAGTAATAAAATGGATCATATTCGCAAATTAATCCGCATTGGAGAAATGTTAGAACAATCTGGACGTGGTAATTTTGATTTGACAAATATGATTTTGGTAGGCGATGTTCGCAGAGCCATCAAAGGAACCACACGTGTATGCACATTAATTGATCTGTGTCTTCGGTTCTTGGATCACATTCAATTGCGCCAACGAAGATGGTTTTTCCGACCATTAGTTGCTAGCATTACGGGTCATTCAGGATTCTTCCGTATTGGAAAGAAACGTTAAATCATCCCTTTATTTTAATTAAAATTGAAATTATGAATCTAGTTATTATTTAACTTAAAGACGATTATCTAAGTTGTGGAGAAAACCATCAAGGCATAGTAGCATTCACCATGGAGTCCGTTGTTTTGTTTGAGAAGAAATTGTTCTTGAGTCCAACTGACTTTAATCTGCTGAAGACCACTACATTGGATGAACTTTTGGTAAAGAAGGCGAAATCCCTTTTGGAAGGTAAATGCTCTGAACATGGATACGTTGTTCCCGGATCCATCAAAATTCTTTCTCGATCTATGGGATATTTCGAATCTGCTCGATTTACAGGAGATGCTATTTATTACGTTAAACTTGAGGGTAAAGTGATCTATCCTGTCGATGGTCATCAATTGGTTGGTGAAGTCATTCGAAAGAATAAAATGGGTCTCTATGTCAATTATAAGAATGCAATTCATATCCAAGTTCCACGCGATCTCCATATCGATGGAGTGGTTGATCGAAATATTGCCGAAGATTTCGATAGTGTAGAAGTGGGAGAATATATCCGTGTCGAAATCAAACGCTCGAAATTTGCCGTTTACGATCCATATATTCTTGCAAGCGGTCTCTTTATTGAATTGGCTGATGAAGAGGATCAAAACGAGGAAGAGAGCGACGACGAAAACAATGATGACTATGTCACTAACAATGAAAGCAGTCTTGAATTGGAATCAGATGAAGAGGAACCAGAGGATGAGGAACCAGAGGATGAGGAACCACAGGAAGAGGAACCACAGGAAGAAAACGTCGAACAACAACCCCCTCAAGAACCAAAGGTCGAAGAAGAAGCAGAGGAAGAGGAACCAAAGGTTGAAGAAGAAGCAGAGGAATAAGGTGCGGTTGTTAGAATCAAGTAGTTATATTTACGAAAATAGGATAAAAGACAATATACACAATTATGTCTTCATATGATGATAAGAAAAAAGTATTTGAAGATATTAAATTATTAGCAAGACCCGAACAAGAAGAGCTATTTAGGATAATCCGTCGTATGAAAGAATCATATACTGAGAATTCAAATGGGATTTTTTTTGACCTAACTCTTCTTTCCGAACCAACTTTTATCCAGATCAAAGAATATCTTAAATTTTGTTTACGGACACGTCAAGAGCATGAATGTCGTCTGAAAGAACTTGAAACACTTCGTATCCAAAATGAACAGTATTCAGATGTCGTAGAAGAATAATAGATTGACCTAAAGAGTTATCTTGATATACATACTAATAAGTCTCTAAAAAGATGACAAGCAAACCCAAAGTCTATCAGAATTATCGTTTCGATGAATTGATTTCCTTCTCTAAACAAAATCCCAATCGGGCTCGGGCACTTGCTCCGATCGGTATTTCATTATCAAATTCATCCCCTTCACAGGACACCACACTTAATGGTTTTGGATTGAATGGTTATACTGTTTACGATTTGCAACCAACAGGACTATTAAGTATGTTAGTTTGTATTGACGATCCACAAGCATATTCGTTGTCCACTCCAGCCATTCGTATTCAACAGACAATTGAATATTGCACAAGACTCCAACAAAAAACTGATGAACTACGAAATGGACCACTGGCACGAAAACGAAAGAAGATTTACGAATTATTGGCCGCAATTTATAATGAATCAACAAAACTGGAGGAAAAAGATTATATGGATCTATTTCATGCAATTGAATACTTTAAAGACTGTCATTTTATTTTATTGAATCGAGCCATTCAAGATGAAATGGAAACGGATAAAAAAGATGATGCAAATTCTAAACAGAATCAGATTCTATTCTCTTCTAATCCTATTTGCTGGAAAAGAGATCACCCTATTTGGATCGCCGATATTCGTTGCCGTTGGATAGCAATCCCTACGGATACTTCTGTTGATCTTCATAAATGCCTATCGGATTGGTTACCTGAAATGGAAAAGCGTGAATGGGCAATTCAATGGCCCGAAGTGGATGGTAGTAAGACTGAATTGGTCGAACAATTGTCGAACCTATCCACATGGCAAGATACAGATAAGAAACTAACAAAAGATGTGTTAGCGGTTCGTCTAGGAAAGTATCAATCACTCGACCTTTTTAATAAATGGAAATTCTTTGATAAAGAAAACATTTAAGGGCTTAAATATAAGCGCAGATTTCTATTTTTTAGAAAGAATGAGTAGTATGATGGCTTCTGATAACCCAGTGGGAACTCATGTTCTTGTCAATGTTTACGATGTCCCCCATGCGGAACTCCTCACTCATCTTGATTCAGGGATTTCCACATTGGATTCAATCGTTAGAGAATTACAATTTCATGTAGTGGCTCAAGCCGGTCATCAGTTTTCTCCCATGGGTTATTCCTACGCCTATGTTTTATCTGAAAGTCATTTTACGATTCATACCTATCCTGAATATAAATCGTGCTATATTGATATGTTTTGCTGCAATCCAGCATTTGATCCTGTTCACGCAGTTCAGGTTATCCAACAAAAATTTCATACTCAAAATGTTCGATACCAAGTGACTCGTCGGTAGCATACGATCAGGGTTTATTTTTGTTAAATTAAAATTGAAAGTATTGTTCAGTGTCTAAAGTATAGGCTATCATAGGTTATACTTAAGGCACTTTTATCACTTCCTATTTATTAGAGAATGGACTTGACTGCGGACCAATCTACCCGAATTAAAAAGTTAATCCAAGACTGGATCAATGATCCACGAATGGAGTTGGAAACAACATTCGGTGTGGACGGTGTAGTAGATTCCACTACCTTTCTACAAATCGCACAAAGACTTCGTGCAAAAGGATTCAAATCAAACGCACAAGAGGATCGTTTAAATATTATTACCCCGAGTAACACCCGTTTTACACTCGAAGGTCTTGGTATTCTACAATCCTACTGCAAAGATGATACAATTGCTAATAAGTCTTTCACGGTTATGATAAAAGATCGAGCTTCTGCAAATAGCAATGTAGATATCGCCGAATATGATTTACGCTTCAAAATGCGTCGTGAAGAACAACTCAGTCGCGATGATCCACGCGTCGTTGCCATCCTTAAAAAATGGAAACGTGAACGAAAGGCATTTCGCCTGATCCGACGATGGAGCTTTGAAGGAAAAGGTGTTCGAATGGATCTCTCCATGGTTCGTCAAACCGTTTCCGTTGCTGTTGAACCCAAAGAAGAAGGCAAACAACACGGCAAACCACGCACCGAATTTGACTGGTCTTCCACCTTTCTTGAAAAGAATTTATTGCAACAACAACCACGATATGAAGTCGAAGTTGAACTTATACACGATGAATACACTTCTACACCTGAATTAGCCCTTAAAACGCTTATTTCAGGAGTAGGTGAAGTATTACGTGCTATCCAGAAAAACTCTCTTCTTCTACGGAAATCTGTTGCAAATGCGATTCGTCAAGAATATCAAGAGCTCATCCACGATCAAAAATTTCGTGGAGTAGGACCTGTCACTCTCGAAACACAAAATATGACCCAGAAAATCGATGAATCCATTATTAATGTTCGAAATGGATTCAATGTAACCGATAAAGCCGATGGATTACGCACCATGGGCTTTGTATCCTCTACTGGCGAACTCTATCTCGTCGATCAAAGTTTGAATATCTATCGAACTGGTCTACAAAATAAAGATTGCCGTCTAAGTCTTCTAGATGGTGAATGGGTCACACTCACTAAACATCAACAACCTATCCATCACTTTCTCCTCTTTGATATCTATTATGCACCTGATGGTGAAAAGGTATCTGATCTGCCATTTGCTACATTCAAAGACGAAGTTCGAGATGTTGAAGCAAAATCACGCTACAATGCACTCAAAGATTGGTTTTCGCTCTGGAATAAAAATGTAACTATTGTTGCAAAGGGTATTACTGAAGCTAACCGTCTTGCCATTGCTATCAAAGACTTCTATTTTGCCCCATCAGGTGATACCATCTTTACTAGCGGATGCTCCATGGTTCTTGATACCGAACGTATTTACCATACGGATGGTCTGATTCTTACCAGCAATTCAGCACCACTTCCTGATACTTCTGGTCGATTCAAATATCAATTCAAATGGAAACCGGCACGTGAGAATACTGTCGACTTTCTTGTTAGTTTTGAAAAAGACGTAGAATTTCCCTCTCTCGATAAAATCGAGATCACAGAAGATCCTGTTACATTGTCTACCATACAATACAAAACAATTCGATTGTATGTAGGTGGTAAAAAATCAAAAGAAGAGGCCAATCCCCGTCAAACCATTCTGCAACAACAACCCCTCCTTGGAGAAAATGAAAAACCATCACAATACCGTCCTGTTCTCTTCCATCCAATCGATTATCCTGATTCTATGGCAAATACGTGTTATGTCTCTATTAACACAGATCCAGAAACATACGAAGACTATACATTAACGGAAGACTCGAAAGAGCCCATTCGTAATAATAGCATCGTTGAAATGCGTTATGATCCTCGTCGCGAACCTGGATGGAGATGGATACCCTCACGTATTCGTCATGACAAGACGGAACGCCTGCAACGTGCTATCTCAAAAGCCAAAGAGGGCGGTATTAAGTATTCAGGAATGATGAATGACGAAAACGTGGCAAATAGTGTATGGAATTCTATCCACGATCCTGTCACCGAATCGATGATACGCACTGGAAATGAGAGTCCCACTGAAGAAGAAATAAAACAAATGATGCCTGTTTCCGTGAATCCTGAACAGGAATCCAAAGCAGACCTCATTGGTGTCAAATATTATGAAAGAAAAGCCCCCAAAGAGAATATGGCCCTTGTTAAGGGACTACAGGATTTTCACAACAAATATATTAAAAATGAGATCCTATTGAAACACACTCTTCTTGGATTCAATAAATCGCTTGTCGATCTAGCATGCGGCAAAGCAGGTGATCTTTATAAATGGATTACCAATCATGCTGGAAAGGTGTTCGGAATCGATTATGCTGCCGATAATATTACGAATCCTGTGGATGGAGCATATCGACGTTATATGGACTTTCTACGCGAAGGACGCAGTCGCAAACCCCCAAAGATCGCATTTGCCATCGGTAATAGTTCGAAATCTGTGGTGGATGGTTCTGCTGGATCAACTCCTGAAGAACGTGATATCATGCGAAGTGTCTTTGGCCGTGCTGAACCTGAAGGACCTATTCCACCCTACATCCAAAATGAAATGGCTGGAGCATTTCGTAATGGCGCAGATGTTACTGCGTGTATGTTTGCACTTCACTACTTCTTTGAAAATAAGACAACCCTCGACGGATTTATTGAAAATGTAGGAAATATTGTCAAGCCTGGTGGATATTTTATCGGATGCTGTTTTGATGGACAGAAAGTATTCGAACTCCTACAAGGACTATCTCGCGGTGAGACACGATCTGGATCAGAACAAGATGTTCCCATCTGGTCTATTACCAAAGAATATGAAGCGGATTATCTTACCGATGATGATTCATCGATTGGTCTAGGAATCGAAGTAAATTTCATTAGTATCGGTATGACTCATAAGGAATACATTGTTCCATTTGAACTCCTTAAAAAGAAATTGGCACGTATTGGATTACGTCTACTCAATCCACAAGAACTCGCCGAACTGCATCTTTCAAATAGCACCAATACATTTGATCAAAGTTATAAAATGGCAGAAGACGAATCTGAGAAGAAACAAGAGAAGAAATTTCGCTTCTTTATGCCAGATGCTGTCAAACAATTCTCTTTCCTAAATCGCTGGTTCATCTTCAAACGTCAAGGCATCACAGAGGAAGAACTTCAAGCCGCTGCTTCGTCTGCTGCTGTTCCAGCCAATGCCATCAACCAGCACTTTAATATTGGTATTACAAAATGGAATAAATCCTATGCACGTTACAGTATCGTATCCTCTAGTGCGTATAGTGTCCTAAAACCATGGGAGAAGAAATATGTCAATGATGCTCTTAAAAAATGGTTTCCCTCTAATAAGACCATCAAACATATTGTCGATGCTACTGCCCATATTGGCGTGGATACCATCAATCTCTCCAATCAATTCCCACTTGCTGTAATTGATGCCTTTGAAGTTGTGCCAGAAACCTACGAAGCACTCGTCAAAAACATTATAAAGTTTGAGAAACAAAATCGCATTCGTGCACACAACCAAGATGTTACCACATGGGAACCTACTACCATGGTCGATTTCCTCTATGTCGACCCACCATGGGGAGGAAAGAATTACGAGAAAGAAGATAGCATCGATCTCTTTCTTCAAAAAGAGGATAATGAGCATAATGAATCAAAAAATGTGAACTATCTCATCGATAAATGGATTGAAACCCGACGTATTAAGAGCATTATTATGAAGGCTCCAAAGAATTTTAATAAGACCTATCTTTCAAGCAAATATACCATGGAAGAGGAAAAGGTTCTTAATCGTCAAAAAGAGATTGCTTATACACTTCTTCACATTCGTGCACCAGATGTTCGAACCGATGTTACCGTGGAAGAAGCTCCTCGTCCTGTCGAACAAAAAGATGACGAAGAAAAGAAGAATGACCGCGATCTCCTAACCATTTTGCGAGATCCAACCAAAACCTTCAAAGAGAAAGACTTGTTCCTATTTGGTCCATCTGTTGCGATACGCGACTCCTTAAAAGCAAAAGGACGTCCTCCTCTTTCCCTATCATTTGGCCCAGAAAACGCTGGAAGATGGTTAAGCCTTTCTGCACCCTTCCCCATTCCAGATCGCGATCTCAAAGGCAAAGATGGTAATCCAGTATTGTATCCCACAATGGAGCACTACATGGCTGCTATGAAATATCAACATGCATCAAATCATCCAGAACTTGTTATCCCATTATTTAGCACATCAGGTAACATCCATCAAAAGTTTGTAATCAAACGCCGTGAAAAACGTGCAGTTTATGGATCAGGAACACCCGATGATTATAAATTATTGGATGAAGAGATCTCCGAAGTCAAAAATAAACTTACCAGAGAATTCATGGAAAAACAAAGAGTCGCGTTTGATGACTCCAAATGGAATCGACCCATTCGTAATGGAGATCCACTTTCGATGAGAGATCGTATTCTATTTGATGCTCTCACCTATCGTTGGGAAAGAGACGATAATTTCCGTAAAATTGTTGAAGAGATTCGCATTCAACATCGATATCCTGTATACACGGTTGGTTCAGATTCAGATAAATCAGAATGGTCTGCCAAACTGGAAATTGCTGGCCCAGCAAAAGGTCGTATCACTGGTGAGAATCGTATTGGCTTCATGATCATGGAGATTGCCCAATTTACTTAGCCATTTGTAAATTTATTATAAATAAAAATGAAACAACCTAAACCATTTTCTATTTTTTAATATAATACATCATTATTTATCATGCCGCCTCAACCTTGGCAACATTTGTCACGCTTGAATCATCATCCGCGAGATAATCATATTACGTTTCATGAACCAAGTCATAAATATTACGTTAATGGTTCATGTAAGGGTAACATCTCGTGCACTGGATTTGTTCATGAATTCTTTAAACATTTTGATCCCAAGGAGACGATTGCTAAGATGCGTCGTGGTCCAAAATGGGCATCCAGTAAATACTTTGGAATGACGGACGAGCAGATTATTAAGGAATGGTCGGATAGCGGAAAGCAGGCTTCTAGCGCTGGAACTGCGATGCATTTGGCAATTGAACAATTTCTTCACGGATCCCCTGAAGAAATTGATCCCTCCATTAAAGAAACACCTGAATGGCGCTATTTTATGAAATTCTGGAAAGACTTTGGACACGATCTAGAACCATATCGTTCTGAATGGGAAGTGTTTACTGATTCACTTGAACCCATTAAAGGAGAGCGTAAAATTAAATTATGCGGATCGATTGATATGGTTTTCAGGAGAAAATCGGATGGTAAATTTGTTATCTATGACTGGAAGCGCTCCAAAGAAATTAAATCTGAAAATCCATTTTCAACAGGTCTTGCACCACTGGATCATTTACCTGATACAAATTACTGGCATTATACTCTACAATTGAATGTTTACAAATGGATTCTTGAGACTTATTATGGTCTTGAAGTGGCGGATCTCTATCTTGTCATTCTTCATCCTGATAATCCATCCTATCGTCGAATGCGACTAAATATCCTTACAGATGAAGTAGAAGATATGATTGAATGCAGACGACGCGCGGTAGAATCCAATAGCACACAAACCGTTCTACTCCCTATTCCAGAAGATCCTCCACTTATGGACGATGAACCCCCTTCTAAACCGCTGGCATCTTTTGCATTTACCTTTTAACATGTAATGTTCTACGACCTCCAAATTGATTTGGCTCTTCAACCCCTGGCTTTTTAAGGGGTTTCTTTATTTTAACACCTTGAAGCCCTGGTGGAGCACTTGGTGTAGGCATCACAAATTCAGCTGCACCTGGTTCTTCTACTTCAGGTTTCTTTAATGGCTTCTTTTTTAATGGACCCACTTTTGGTATAGGATTCGATTCTTCTACTTCAGGCTTCTTCAATGGTTTTCTTATCTTTACCATCGGAGGTGGTGCGATATTAGGAGGAGCTTGGACAGTTGGAATTCCAGAAGAAGAGGAGGAGGAAGAGGAGGAAGAAGAGGAGGAAGAAGAGGAAGAGGAGACCATAACAGGTTCTTCGACTCCAGGCTTTTTAATATGTTGAAATTTCTTTTTAACAAGCGGAGGCTCTTTTTCTTTAACATCTGTCATCATTGGTTTAACAGCTGGAACGGAAGTTGTATGTAATTCTGCCATCTGTGGCTTTGTAATAAACTGTGTAACAGGTGTCTGAATAAATGCCTCTTTGATTTTATCTGGTAAACGATCGATTGGCAAATAGGTCATATCTTCTTCCATCAACAACCCGATCTTTCCTTTTACTTCAACAAATACTACAACACGATCCTGTTCTGTTTTACGCTTAATAAATGTCATATTTAGCTCATCATCATATTTACTGTCACCAACTTCAATATATGCAACGGATCGTTTCGTTTGTCTTGCGAAATCCTTTAATTCCTTCTCTTTTAAAACTTTGACCGATGGATCAATACCCCAATCTAACAAGGACATACCCATAAATGGCATTAAAGGAACAAATGGAGTATCGGGCTGATTCGACCACTGAATTCTCAAATACTTATAATCTCCCATTATGTCCCTCCATTCAGGAGGTATATTATCCTCATTCTGCTTCAACTCTTCATCTGTGTCATCCTTTTCACGAGACATTTCTTCATAGTATCTCGGCTCTTCACTTGTATCTTTCAACCAATCAAATCGCAATAAATCCAACCATGACATGGATGATTCAGGAATAATATACTGATCTCCATCACGAATTGGATTAACCATTTTGGTTACTAACGAAATACCATCCTTTGATAATAATTGCTTTCTACGAGATGGAAATCTTGCCAATTCATCCAAAATACGTATCGTAAATAATTGCGATACATCTACGGATCGTTTCTTCTGTTCATCCAATGCAATTCGTAGTGGAATATGTAACAAGCACTTTCCACCATCTGCCGTCTCCTTCCAACGACATGTTCCCGTGCATCCATCCTCTGTAGGTATTACACGACAATCTTTTCGCAACAATGATAATGTTGGCATTTCCCAATTTTCATCAGGATATAACCATGACAAAAAGGTGGATGACAATAATAAATAGAGACGTTTACGCTTCTCATATTCCGGCAAATCTGGACGAAAAAGCACATCTTCAATTTGCTTTCTCATCCCCGATCCCACCTTCTGACTTGTCAACCATCTCGATACCATCAAACGAAATTGCTGGTATAGCTCCTCCAATTGATCTACTGATAAATGCATATCCAACGACTCATCCTTTCCACATCCCTTTTCTACCTCAGCAGATTGAATCCATTCATCCCATGAATCTCCCTCCTTATAATCTCGTTTATATAATCCAGACATCTGCTTATTCATCTCTGATTCAAAACTATCTACTGTTACCATTTCCAATTGATATTGTTCCAACTCTTCTGGCTTTTGTGGCTGAGAAACTGGAATATAGATACCATTCTCCAATTGAATCGCAACAATCTCATTCTCACGAGCATTCTTTACTAAATAACGGATTTCATATCCAGTATATCCTGAAAACATTTGCTTCAATCGCCCCTTGTAAAACTTAATTACATCCTCGGCAGGTGCCAAACGAATATCTTCCCAGTCCAAATAGATTTTCTTAATCGCAAAGGAGGAAGAAACTGATATTACACCATCATCGACAATTGGGACAATCACCATCGAACTTGAACCTGCTTTTGATCGAAACGTAACGCCAACCAAATGATTGTAATGATCCTTAATAATTCCCTCTGGAGGTAATCCACCTGATCCACGAACCGCTGCAGATAAAGGCATCATATTTGAATAAATAATATCTCTTTGAGGTGTGAAAATCGAACGATAGGTTGACTGACACTGATCCAAATACTCTTTAATGCGTTGATCTACAATGGTCGGCCAATTTGCCTGATCATTTGGATTCCATTTTGTAAATAAATGATGCTCCTCCTTCTGCCCACCACGGCCCATCTTATTCATTGTGTAAATATATAACTCATAATGGGCATACTCCTTCTCCGTTGTTCCCATCTTACGCATCATACGTGATACAAATGCAAAATCATTTCCTTTATGACGCTCCATAGATACACCAAATATTGGACAACGCACCTCAATTGGAGAATCTTCACCTTTATCATCCAAAATAATCAACTGTAATCCATTCGGTGTAAATAATCCTGGCTCTGCCAAAAGAGGTTGAATATGTCTTAATTCTTTGCGTTGATTCGGATTATGAATGAATGTAATGAATCGCTGATAGGAATTATAAATACGCAATAATGCGTAGGAATTGGAGGAAGTCATACGAATTCCCAGATTGGTTTCAGACCATTTCATTAAATCATGGGATGTTCTTGGCATAAAATCTCGATCGGATGGATCAAAAAATTCTAATACCAAGTTTCCAAAATGTGCATTCAAAAATACACGTGGTAATATAACCTCTTCAAATCTTTCCTTTACCCCAATAATTGATGTTGTATTTAATAATGGAGCAAGAACACCTAATAGTGATTCATTCACTGTATTATCAATACCTACACGTAAAAATCCATGTGCAGTAGGACGCAATCGTAAATGTATGGCAACGCGTGTTACCATTTGCTGACTGGAATCCTGATGAAAATAGGAATCGAATCGTGTAGATGCTGTCGCAAAAAATCCAGCACTTGGAAACTTATTTGGCTCTAAAATATATTTACCATACAATGATCGAAATAATGTGGCATATTCTACCATACGAGCCTCATAATAAATAACATTCTCTTCTACTTCTTCTTGCACAGCTTCTTCCTCTGGAATTTCCTCTTGGAGTCCTATTTCTTGTAATTGTGAACGGATGTGATCAAACTGTTTATCCTGAATACGCAATGTCTGCTGCTTAATAAAACAACATGGTAAATACAATTTATCAGCCTGAGTGGATTCTTTAAGAAATCCAATTCGATCATGAACAAATTCGGATCCTGACTTTTTCTTTCTCTCAATTACTGTTTTTCCTTCTACGATTGATTTTTTACTATCCTCTTTTGTAATTAATAAACCATAACAAAATGGACAACTCTTTCTAGGTTTTGGATTTCCATCTCGATCGCGATCCGATTCAAAATCATCTTCCAATACCATAATCTCATCATAAATACAGTAATATTTAGGGCAAAACATATAATTAATATGATCTGCATCTGAACCATATTTCATGATAGTAATTACTTCTTGTCCAAGTGGAGGAGCAGGATCCTGTTTTCCTTCCAAGGGGTAAATAATCCAATAAATCGGATCATTCTCATATCTTGCACGCATGTCTTCATATTGATCCTTTGTCAAAATAACTGGCTGACGATCGTCACGGGCTTGACACATACTTGAATATCCTCGATTGTCTTTCATAGATGGAGTATAGCCAAATAAATTGTTATCCAATTCTTCAAGCTTTTTAATAAGCCATTTATTGGGTTGAACACGTTTTCTTTCATCCTTTCGAATAACTGGTCTGGCTCTTTGGGGCTCCTCTTGAGGGGTTACCTCTACTGGTTTTGGTTGAGAAGGTCTTTGAACATCCATTTCTGCCAATGGATCATTAGTTACACCCATCCATTCATTTTCTTCCTCTATACTTGCAGCAACAGGCTGTTTTTCAGGAACATTGGATGATCCGACTTCCTTCTCTTTTTTAGCATCTTTCTTCAAACGATCTTTCTCCCATTTCTCTTCTTGCTCCTCCATCTCCTCTGCCAATTGTTGATTACCTTCAAAATATCCATCTTCGTCAATAAATAATAGTGATAATAATGTGTAAATACGACGATATGTATCTTCATTATCCATACGATGAACATGAATAAAATAAGATGGATGCTGGGCATAAATATGGATATCTACACCTGGATGATACTCCTCTGAAAATTCACCATCTTCAGGTGCTTCCACTACAAATTGTCCCTTCATTTTATACCAATTTGTAAATAAATCCACAGCCTCTTTTTTAGAAATCTGGAATTCATTCTGAATCGCCTCAATTAATGCCTGTGGTGGAGCCTGCCCCTCTTCCAATATAATCTGAGTGCTCCACTGTGTAATAAATGCGTATACTTCATTTTCAGATATATATTGACTAACTGCTTTGTAACGTAATGATAAAATAGGGGATTCTTCTGGCAATGCTTTTATTTCACGGAAAAAGGTTTGAAAGGAAGGGAGTCTAGACAGTAGTCTCTTTCGAGTAAATTTCGGTGATTGTAAATTTGCCTTTACAGTAAATATTCCTGATAATTCATGAATTCGAAAAGAATCAAAGGGCTGGGGAAGGCCGTCAAATATTTCTCCCAATAATTGATCTATGTTTCTGAAATCAATCTCTGGACTCAACTTCTTTATTGTTTTTGGAGGTTGGATATTTAATTTCATTGTTCCATCGTTCATTACATGAATAGTTCCATAGATTGGTGGAGTAGATTGGATGGACGGTCGATGAACATATTTAATAGAACAAAAGTCCAATTTAGGTGTAGGTGACACTTCTTTATTCCATTGCTCTATAATGCGCGCATCATGCAAGGATGGCAATGGTAAAATACCATCGACATGTAATTTGGTAATTCCCGTTCCATCTGCTGGAAGGAGACGAGCATAAGGTCGTTTTTTTGTAACACGAAATGGATAAAACCATGCAGCACATCCCTGAAATCCACGAACAGGTTTCTTCCATAATAATGTCATCTGCTGAATTCCAGTCAAATACACGGGAGGAATTGATTGAGCAGTTCTTAGAATATCATTAATATGATGAACTGTATTTTGTCGATGCCGAACATATTTTCGGATTTGCATACCCATTTGAACATCTTCCACTTTTGGATCAAATCGCTCACTCGGTGATAAATCAGGAAAATAGGGAGCAAACTTCTTGTTCCATTCCATTTCACTAATTGGTTTTGATCCCCTGTATGCCGCATATAGCAAATGGAATGGGAATACGTGCAAAATTGGCATACGATTTTCTCGTGGTTTTAAAAATGCTTGTTCGATTGTTGTTCTCGCTCGCGATTCATAATTTGGACTTGAATAGGATCCATCCTCTCCTACAAATCTCAAATCAGGTTCTGATAATGTCTTAATCGGATTTTTTAATACATATGTATCACGAGCATGAGATGAACCGATCGGATACCATAAAAAATCAAAAGGGATATACATATCATCAAGAGATGGCTCATCGTCTGAATACCCTCGATCACCGACTGGAATACCAATAAATAGATATTTTGATGTATATTGTGGATCGCCATCTTTAAAATCACATATTAATCGTTTGATTTGATCTAAGGTATCAAATGGATATAACTCTTCTTCATATATAATGGCTTCATAATCCGATCCTCCTTTCCATAATATTACTTGAACCGGAGGACTATCCTCCTTGAAATCCGATAATAACTGCGGATTTAATATTTGATTGATATCCGATGACATCTCTCTATCCCTATTGCGTTTTTATTAAACTATTACCATTATTCTCATGATTTTCATCATATCCATAATGGATTATATCTTTTTCTTATACATTTTACCGACTTGTAATTGCGTGCCATCTTTACTTGGATCGTATGATGGAGAATCTGTGATGTATACGCCACAATAACTGACAGGATGTGCTGCAAAATCAGTATATTTATATAAACCCATCGCCTCTGCCTCTTTTAACAACCATCCAAAATTGTTCCAGAAATCAGGACCATGTCCAACCGATTCTGTGCAAACATGTGCTAATTCATGTAGAGCTACAAACATAATTACATTTTCGTTTACTAAACTCTCATCTGGCCCATCACGTTGTCGCAGACAAATATGGATAGACTCTCCTTTATTAACGGTGGACGAAGTATGCTCTTCATCGGGTGTTGATTCTACAAATCGATTTGGATCAGAACGAAAATTACGCACCATTTGTTTGACTTGGGGTTTATCTGGATATTTTTGTTCTAACGCATCGCACAACTTTGTTAATTGAATACGTGTTCGCGCCATCATATCGGCTGCTTGTTGTTTATCAGGCAAGTCACGAACTTTATATGTCTTGCCATCCACTTTCGATGTAACATACACTGTTGGAAATGAACTACCCATCATTGATCCAAATACAGAACGAATCGAATCAAAAATAGACATTGTATAAGGTGTCTCTATTTCGTCTTAGAAGATTTCATTTGAACTATCTCAATCTCAAATAAAATCTATTCCTTTGATTATCGTATTAAAAATGCAACGATTTAAGCACCAATCTCTAGGGCACGATGACTTACATCCGGAGAGATGGTTGACTGGTTAAAGATACTGACTTGGACCTGTGGGTTTGGTGGCTCGGAACGGAGTTGGAGATTGGCATTACGCAAGCTCTGACCCACAGTGTTCACACCCAGCAATGCACCCGCACTCAAAAAGTTCTTACCCTTCAATGATCCTGGACCCATTGGGTTTTGTTCAGCCCAGACACTGTTCATGTCCTTTGGTAGCAACTCGGATGGAGTCAATTGATCACGTGGATAGCAACCCGCTGGAGAATCAGCAGATCCGAAGCTCGCCGGACCCTCAAAAGCACTCAAATCAGCAAATCCCTCCTTCTTCTTTTCTTCGAACCCTTCTTTCTTCTCCTCAAAGCCTTCTTTCTTGTCCTCAAAGCCGTCCTTCTTCTTGTCCTCGAAGCCATCCTTCTTATCCTGAAATTTCTCCTTTACCTTGTCCTTCTTGTCCTCAAAGGCCTCTTTCTTCATCTGCTTCAATTGATCTGGACCCGATGTGGCTCCATGTCCTGGAGCAGCAGCACCATGCGCATCCTGAAATCCATCATATTGTGAAAAGACTCCAAACATAGTTGGATCATATTGATAGACTACGAATAAAGTCACGGCTGCAACTAAACCAACTAAGATGGCGTTCTTCATTACGATACCTGTCATTACTTTCTATAAAAGAATGAGGGCATATTTTTACAAAAAAAGAGATCCAGAAACACCTTGCCGAACACCTTTTCGGGGATTACATTTGGAGTTCCTCATCCTCCTCTTCCTCCTCCTCTGAATCCACATCCGTTGTCGCATTTGAATCGGAATCAGATACCTCGTCACCGTATTTATCATAAAACTTATTCATCTGCTGTTGAGCACGATAGACTGCCAATTTTGCTTTTAATCTTGCCTCTCTCACACGCTGTTTATCAAGTAATTTTGCACCATTTTTCACATCATATTCCTCTTTCTCATCCCCATCCATTGGAACCTCATCTGGATCCCATTCTTCGATATCTTCATTCGTTTGTATTAATTTACCATTCACTTCAACCGGAAATTCCGTATTGTCTTGGTCCTCATCCGGAATATGGATTCCAACTGGGAATGTCTTATATTTCCAGTCTATAAACATAACACTTCCCACTAATTCCATACGAAAAGGGATACAACTTACACAACATGGATACTCCAATGATCCACTATTTAATTCTAAACGGTGACGAATGATCTTTTGGATCTGTTGTGCCGTATATGGCTTAGAAAAGTAAGAGGCATTCGCCTTTAAAAATTCAGAAACAACTTCATTCCACCACACTTGATTTTCTTTTAATTCTTGTTCCAACGATGATACACTAAGCGATTCTTTATCTCTCACTAACCACGATAATGGTGAATCAAGAATATCCGATTTATAATCCATATCAAATTGATAGGATGGTTCTGGTTTTTTTGTGACAGGATGCACTCGTTTATTCAGATATTTTGGCTTCTGAAAGGAAAACATCGAAGAAAAAGATGCTATCTGATTACAGCGATCAGAAGAGATAGTTTAAATTCACCACAGTGTATAAAATGTTGCGCGACCGGACAAAAGATAACGAGCGTTTTGAAGCACTTTTAAAGGGATGGATGGAACAATTTGCACATTCATTGAATCGATCCGATATTAAAAATTATATCCAACAACTCATGATTGAACCTTTCCTACAATATATCTTTCAACGATCTTTTCCCTATCTCATTCTTGCTATATCCATCTTTTCCATCCTCGTCATCCTCGTCATTCTATCCTTTGTCTTATTGTTACTCAATCACAATAAAACGAAACTATGCCCCTTCTGTGATAAATCCTTCTAAATAACCAAACGAGGAGTATTTAAAACGTAAAAGATAGCCTATTGATTAGGAATTACGATTGAATATGTCAGATCCCGGAATTGGAACATATGTCCGATATTGGTTACATTATACCAATTTAGCATCAACTTTCTTCAAACAATTTGGTTCCGTTAGAAAAATACGCGATGATTACGAAAAACAAGTCATTAACCTACTACAAACCAATGGTATGGAAAAAGCGACAATTCAAATTAATCAAGGACAAATTCGTGTCATTGATAAACGTGATCCAAATCCACTCACTCTTTCCAAACTAGAAGAACTACTCCATGCATATTACCGACAACGCGGAGGAAAAGATGAGACACTCGATATTATGACCTTCATACGCGCAAATCGCGGTTATACCATCTCTAAATCACTTAGACAAACAGGCATGCCAACGCCAAAACAACCACAACTTGCCAATGGCCTCATTGGAGGAACTCCTCCAAATCTTTAACGGAGATCGATTAGAGCGTGGATAAATTATACCCACCTACCTCCTCATACTCTTCAGGATATTTATCTTTTTCGAAACCACGACAATGGATTTCAATACGATTGATAAGACGAAATAATCCATATATATTCCAAATAGGTAGAGCATGTAGTGCCCCATTTGCAAGTCCATTCGTGAAACGATCTGCAATCAAAATATCAGCCTTCGTCCATTCATTGGATCGAAGAGGCTTACGATGAGATACTTGACATCCACGAATAAAGTGATAACCACCCATCACTCCTGAAAATATACCATAACATCGAATAATCTTATCCATTTTAATTGATTAATAGCTTTAATGTTTAAATTCTTATTATATCTTACCATTTAGATAGATTATATCCACATAACTCATGATATTCGTTATGATAATGTTCCTTCTTGAGACCACGTCTATCAATATCTAGTCGATTCATAAGACGAAATAATCCTATCATATTCCAACCAGGTAGAGAATAAATAATACCAGATAAAAATGCATAGCCTACACGATTACCAAGTAGAAAATCCGCCTCAACAAACTTTCCTGAGGTTGGGTCAAGAAGATGACTAATATTGTAGGCACGAATCGAATAATGTGCGCCTATTAATCCTGAAAATGCACCATATATCTTACACCCCTTTGTCAATGTATTTAGTTGCATTTATTATTGTAGTTTTCTAATTAGTTTATAATAGTAGATAAATCTTTATATAGCTGTATTATTGGGACCATACTTGTTCATTAAATGGATTTACAGAAATGTCTGACATATTTGCCTTATATTCTTGGACTTTACGATTATAGGCCAACCCATCTTGAGTCAATCCTCCATCTGATGACATCTTTTTACGAACATCTGTTTCATTCTCATTTGGACGCGATCCATAACAATTTACACCAAATTTAAGATCAGGATTGTCAAAATATCCTCCATTTATACCTGGTGTTCCACAAGCCATTCTCTGATCTTCTGGTCCTGCCTGCAATTTATCATACGTGGCCTGTTGAGTTGGATAAACAGCGGCTTGTCCCTTTACCCATCCATAATTACACCAATCCGCTCCCTTTGACCATGCATCCTTGACCTGATCATAAGTCGCTAATTCTGCGCCAAATGCCTTACATAGAGGTTCTGCATCAGAATAACGATATTTGTTAGTAGCAACATTAAAGACCTCCTTTTTCCCTGGAATAATCTTTTCTACCGCGGTTTTTTGAACAAGACTTGAATCAGGTGCAGAGAATTCAGGTGGAACCGACTGAACGGCAGTTTCTTGAGGAGGTGAAAAGAAGTTCTTTATTTTAGCCCACATTGACTCAAAAGCAAATACAATCTGATCACGAAAAATTATAAATAAAATAAAGAAAATGATTAATAATCCTAATGAAATCATAATAGGAATCGAAAACAATCCTGAACTATCATTTTCAACACCAGAATAGGATTCTTGAAGTGGTTCAGAAATGCTCTTAAAAGGATCACTATTCAATACATTGTTTGCAGCATTTTTAACATTGGTTGATAAATTTAAAGAGCTATTTTTAATACTATTAACAGCATTTTTAGCGGCGTTTGCTACACTTGCAATAGGAGCTGGAACAAATGATCCGAAATTGTTCTTAGGCGTATTCGCTGAAGAGGAATTCATTCTATTAGATGAAACGAATGATTATGATAGATCAAAGTTTTACCTATCATATTCATAATATTCTGTTATAAAGAAGAATCTTAGATACCATCCTCTACCGTGCGATTTCCTCCACGCATATTCAGATAATTTCTCTGCTCAGGAGTTGTGCATACACATCCCATATCCGAAGAATAAGATGAAGAGCAGCACTCTGGTTTGACTTGATTATTCTTAAATAGAAAGAGTTGATCAGGTCCGGGTTCAAATGCCGGACCCAGCAATGCCTCGTTAGGAGCTACACCACGCCACGAACTTACACCGTTCTCTGGAACAACACGAATGTCATCAAACTGGCCCATTGGCTCATACTTGCTCTTTCCCATTCCAGAATTAGCAGCATTCTCCAAAAAATGATTCGTAAATCCCTCTTTATTATCCTTAAATCCCTCAATATCGGAATAGACCATCATCAAATTCGCTAATAATAGAAGCAATAGCCCCGTAATCAGAAACCCTGTTTTCATTCTACTGATTATCCTAAAGATTATTGAGACAAGATCCGGAGACGACTCGATATCCATTCATATAATTCTCTGATACGCACATGACCTACTTCTGTAAAATCACATACAATCTCACCAGATCCATTCTCATCCAATAATACCCATTCCCCCGTATCCGTAATTAGATTCCATCCTTCCGCTTTTATTTTTTCATCCACCTTAATGGTATCCTTTCTCCTTTCCCATCTTATATTCTTATCCTGAATACATACCCAACCTCCCTGTGTCCATTTTTCACCATCATTATTACCAACCGCTTCCCCCCTTACTACCCCCAATATCGACTGCTCTTTCCCCATACGATCATAAATCACATCACCCACTTTCAAATCAGAAATTCTCCTCCATCCAATCGGTGTCCATACCAGTGATCCCTTTCCAACTAATGGTATCGGTTGATCTTCAATTATATCTTTCTCATTTACTTCATTAGAACCATTTAATAACTGAAACACACGTCTTCTCCATTCTTGATGGCCGTGGATATCATCTTCCTCGAGTTCTTCCCAATCTCTAAAATACGTTTCTCTCGTTTTACCCTTAATAGGAATAATACGTGTTTCTGTATTTAGACAATAGACATATGGTGAATATGAAGAGACCGATAAAGAGGATACATTTTTTGCTCTTGGATCATCTTTAACATAGATCCAATCTTCACCATTTTTCACCATATGATCACCAGCCACATAGATACCATCCAGTTCATACCAATTTACATCTTTACTTGTCATTTGCATAATTGCTGTAATTCGATGCTCCTTTCCATCTTCTGATACAAGTAAATCGCCTATACGAGTAAAACGTATAGGAATATTATGTATTCCAGAATCACGGTAAATACGAACAATTGTCTGTTCTCCAAAGCAAAATCCGCTCTTCTTACTTTCCGCGTCACTGGCAATTGATCCTGACATCACTACGCTTAGAGCAACCACCAATGCTACAACCGCTGTCAATGTTGTTAGAATGAAAGGAATGATAGGGAGCAAAATAAACCATAAAATAATAATTACCGCAATCATAATTGCACAAATAATTAGAACGACACGGATTACAACTTGGATACTCGATAGCATTCCATTAAAGAGTGAAAGACCAATGTAGATGGTTGAAGTCACAACTGCCATCAGACGTCCCATTGCCAAACGTAAATAGGCAATAATTCGTCGTAATTCAAACATACCATTTTTGAACTTATCAAGATAGGATGATACATATGACATAAATGCATTTGTAATTCGTTTCACAACTTCACGAACTTGATTTAGTGCACCCATTGCACCTCCCGTTAAATCCGCTTGTTTTCCTAGAAGTGCGGTGATGGGTGGCATAAATAGATTCATAAAGGAATCTGTAAATTTTTTCATACAGAATTCAAAATTTTCATTGGAGAACTCATTAGGTGATCGAGGATCAGTATCAGGCTTGAAAAAACGCGAACCAATCATTACCGATAAGTTACATCGACGATTTTCCCAGTCCTTCATTACTTTGGAACGTTCCAATTGGGATATTATATAACCTGTTAATCCCAAAAAGAAGAAAAGAATAAGAATAAATGGCCATTTTGCCTCCATCTTCTTCCTTGACCTTTTATTCTTTTCTCCTTTTATTCTTTCAAATATTCGATGGCATATTATGATGAGAATTTCTCCAATTTCTGTGAATATATGTGTTCTGCATCCGGAGAACACCACTCCATATAATCACGAATACGCATTCCATTCTCCAATTCCAACTGAGAATTGGGAACTACCACAAAAGAACACAACTCCTTCTCTGGTTTTTTATCCCTCTTTTTGGGATCATCCTTAATCGATTGTATCCATCTTCTCCATCTCTGTTCTTCTTCATCCCAGTATAACGTAGAAAGTGCAATCTCTGTTCCATCTCCCAACATATCATACTCTGTCACTTTCTTACGAATTACACCTACCACCGTCGATCCTGTAGATAATACATCTCCAATTTGTATATCGGATGCTAAACATAGTCCATTCTTTGTATGGATTTTAGTAGAAGATCCAATGGCAGATCCATATTCGGTTAAATGACAAGGAATCGTATCCGATTTCCCTGCATTTAATTGTTTCTCGACATAATTCATTGTCTCTTCATCACCCTCTGGAGTTTCATCGTAATCCATAAAAAGATATCCATTCATTGGTATATGATGTGTATTTGTATTCAAACAATAGAGTGGTCTATCTGAATCCCATCCACCCAATGGGATCGCATCTGGATGTTGTCCTGCACGAATACGTTTTCCATTGTAATAGAGATAATGATTGGTGCTAACCGTAATTGATCCTAAACGAACCATCGGTTGACCACGAGAATAAAATCGGAAAAGACCAGTTACGCGATCCTTGGAAGGATAAAGAACATCATCCATTCGAACATCTCGAATGGGAATACGTAAGACAACTTCGTCTCTAATCACAGAAACAGGCGTATCCTCTGGAAAGCAAAACGTATCCAAGAAAGAGAAAAGAAATGTATTTGTAAAGCTAGACATACCTGTTATACCCGAAATACCCATATACATCACGGAAAATAACAGAGCATACATCCTCATAAATAACGACTTCAAATAAATAGAACTCATTCGCAACTTAAAGAAAAACATGGAGATGCGTTCGGTAAATTCTTGGAAGATAACATTGATTCCTCCTCCCAATGATGCCATCGTGTTTCGAAGAGAATTTAATGATCCAAAAATCATTTGAAGCAATGCGTTGAATTTTGTTGTAATCATTCCAATTGATCCAAAGAAAGACTGTGATTGATTTGTGAAGACTTTACCCATACAGAAATCAAAATTCTCTTTTGCATTTACACCGAACCATGAAGCGAACGGCATGATTAGAGGAGTGCATCGATGATTTGGCCAATCCTCTTTAATTTTTTTTAATACTAACGCAAACTTTGAGCCTGAGATAATACCCCATAATATCACAATTAATAAAATGACAAAGAGCAATGCATTCTGAAAAGACCACAATTCGCGTTCTTCCATCGTCTTTCTATAACCCTTTAGGAATTACTTGTCTCTTTTAGTTCTCCTCATTCTGATTCAATACCCAGTTACGATCCCTCTCAAAAATATTACTTGCATTTGGTGCCGTTCTCTTTGATAATTTAACTACCGCATCCAACTTATGATAAACAGACAATAATCCATATTGCTTAATTGCCTTCTTTAATGCCCTGTGACGCAATGCATCCGATAAACGATATTGATATCCATATTTAATCAAGTCACCCTTCCGGAGTTTTCCGATTCCTTGGCCATTCTTAGGACCCTTTCCAGGAAGACCACGATTTTTAATACAACCTGCTGAAACGTGAATCGATTGCACCTTTGGCTTTACTGTGTATAATTTACCCTTTCTACGAACCGTAAATCCAGATTGTGCCAAACTTGAACGATATTTACGCGTATACCCCTTTCTTAAAATATATCCATCAGGACAACCATTCCTCTTTGTCTGATTTTGCCCTCCTCTCATTGAAATGATTCTATTTCACTCCAATAAAAGAATAATACATTTGTTATTCATCTGCCTCTTCATTATCTATTGACTGTTTACCAATCATACTTGTATGATGCACAAATGGATACACACGAAGTGTTGTAATTAAATAATCCTTATAAGGTAATGTATCGGCTGGACCATTTTGTCTAAAATAATTTTTAATCCATTCTGCTACTGACAAGTTTTCTGAACGCAATTCCGATGGAAATTTAATTAAATCCTTCTCTACTACTCCTCCCCTCTGAGCATTCTCTAAAAACCGATACAAATCTTCCAATTGATTCACATACATTTGAATTAATTCATTATTTTGTGCATTTGGCGTATCTAGTTCAGGACTTAATATTATAATCTGATACAATCTCCATTTCATATTCTGAATTCTTTTACAAAATTCAGGATCGAGACCCCTTGGAGGCACATTGTTCTCTTCTTCCATCTCCGAATCAGAATCAGAAGAATAGCCATTCATCCTAAATACTCTAGTAATCCACTCTACTATTTCGCTAAGAAGCCATACACAATTAATCCCAATGCAACAATCATAAGATATTCTGACAACGTATGCGGATCTGAACCACAAAACGCCTCACGAATAGTTGGTTGGGTAACAGGTCGAGGAACAGGCGGGTCATACATCGCATCCGCCGAAGATTGCGCAGATAACATTGTCAATGTCTCATTTGTCTTCTCTAATTCCTGTTGTGTCTTATTTGACTTTCCTCCGGAAGACATCGGCAATGGTTCAACTTGCACGGGCTGTAAAGATGTCATTTTCTAATGAAGTGATTGGATATTAAACCCTTTTTCTGTACTCTTTCAGATCCCTACACCCAATGTCGCACCCAAAAAAGAATCTACCATCGACCCATCGCCAAACCATGGAAGAAGCAACCGCTGAAGCCGAAGCTCGTCAACTAGAATATGATCCAGCCGTTCGAGCACAATACATTCGTTCCATGATACGCGATATACCCAAATGGATGGCCGAAGGAGAATCAGAAGAATCAATCAAACAACGCGTCCCTGATTTTGTGGAGAGTTATCCCGAACTCTTCAAAAAACTAATTCAACAACGTGATATGACACCCATTCACAACATGCTTACCATGCTCGATAAAATGGCAGAAGGACGTCTTTCGCAACATCAAGCATCCGTTATTGTTGGAAAGAAACTTGTTGATCGCTATGTGACTCCACAACTTCATGGGAAGGAGCGGAAATAACTGGAACATTGAACTTCATACACCAATCATAGCTATGACGCTCATTCTCCAATAAATCTTTTTTATTCAATACATTTCCTGCCTTTTCACGATCAATCATCTGAAATACTTTTTCTAAGTATTCCACCTGCATAGAAAAAGAATTTGTTCTTTGCTCTCTTATCCATGTCAGAAATGTTTCGTCATATTGATAATCATCCTTAAATAAACGATCCAATGGGTCCTGATTCTCCAATAACAAACACCATAATCTCATTACATCCAATACCTCATCCGTGCATCCTAAAAATCCCCTACCAATAAAATAATGTTCTGGATTGCATGGTCGACTCATTCCAGGCTTATACATCGTCCACTCCTCAAAATGACACGACAAAAAATACAACAAATCCATCGTCGCATGATGATAACAATCAAAGACCTTCAACACAAATGTTCCACCCCTCTTTAATACCTCCAACCCGATCTTTGTTGAAGCCATTAATAGCGGAAATAACAACGTCTCTTGCTTCTCATAATTATCAGATACATCGAATCCACCATCCGCTGTAAATAGATCTACTTTCTGATTCTCATTATACACATAATCAATAAAATACTGCTGATTTTGTGGCTTTAGAATATCTCCCGTCCCATCTTCCCCATAAATAATCTGGACAGATCGATTCCTCTTCAAAAACTGTGAGGCCTTCTTCCATCCAGGCACATGACATTGATGAGATTTTAATGTCATGGCCACCGATAACTGACAACGTTTATTATACTTTGATGATAAATCATATAATGCCTCAATAAATCCACCAGGACCCTCACATACATGTGCCGAACGAACAAAAGAGCCAGCAATCCCCTCAAAAAATTGCGACAGTTCCAATATTTCAATCATCTTAAAATACGACCGAGATAATGGCTTCAAATAACATATGGATTCTGGAAAACACTGATACTTCTTCTGAGTATATACCCACTCATAAGGATTTACAGCCTTCTTATAATACTCCCAATTTTTACCCTGCGGAAGAGTGGATTCATATTCCTGAATACGATTACGATGCTTGTGCAAATTACGCTCCTCCTCATCATATCCATGTTTACATTCATTCTTATCAAGTTGAAATTGACGCGAAATGGGTTGTATCGTGCGGGGATACAACCGAAAACGATTCCAAGGTGTCGACATACCCATTTATGGATAGAATGCTTTAACCCCCGTCAATAAAAATAAATGCGTTTAATTATATAACCAGTCTCTTTATTGTGTTTGAAGTTTATCCATCAATAATATCCAATTCAATCTCTGGCTCATCCATCAAAGCCTTCGGTGGAGGCAATACAAGATTCGCTTGGAATTGCACTGTCGCGCATGGATCCATCATCTTAACACGAGACTCTTCCAACCGACTCAAGTCTCCTGCCTCTTCTTCCTCTAACTCACCCTTGAATTTATCAACATCCACATCCGTCAATAATTTCACAAGCATCTCGTCATCCAGCAAGATCTGTGAGAATGCCGTTCCACCACGAATGGGCTGACCCATCATAATATTCGCAGACACACCCGTCACAGGATCCATTTCTCCGAACAATGCAGCCTTTAATAGGATCTTCTCCGTCTCCTCAAAGGAAGCCTTCGCCAATGTTCCAATGTCATTCTTATTGATACCATAACGATCAATTGACATCAACTTTCCAAATCGCGTCATGACATCACATAGCAAGCAGAGATGGCGATAATTCACACCCACTGTGTCAAATAGACCACTGATCTCATTGAAGAGCACTGCACGTGTCGCTTCAATACCCAGAACCTCATACATATCCCAGACATTCGTGGAATACAACCGAGTTCCATCTACTGCGGGATGGTTCATCACCTTAATAAAGTTAGATCCATCCGTGTCCAAGACATATTGCTCGACTTGCTGATACTTACCATCCAACTTCTCGACAAATTGCTTGTCCTTTCGGAAAGTAACCGCCTTGATGCCTGGCAAACCACGGATCACAATACTGTTCAACAGCTTGTTCTGAAACTTCTTCAGATTCGTAAATTCATCCAGCTGCTCTGCAGTGTCTTTTGTTTTCTTATTTGATTCGGATAGACGAATTCGCATGACCAACTTCTGTGAATTGTAATCACTGTAAATCACATTCACGTCTGATCCAAATTGTGCTTTGATAACGGATACAACCTCTTGAATCGAAATATTACGATTAAACATTTCCTCACGATTCAACTCCAAACGAAGCATCCATTTGGATAGAGTCTCTTCATCCACTTCTCCATCAGTCATTAGACCACGCTCAAACAATCGATAGAAGTAAATCAACTCACGATCTTCCTCTACGACGGTATGATCATCCTTCTCATCCCAATAAATTGCCACCTTCTCTGTAATATTTCGCAGGAGCGTCAATTCCAAATCTTGAACCACTTCACGTGCCTTATCCTTATTGTCACGATACTCGGGCTTCAGATAAATTGTCAGAGATGTTGCCTTTGGATTCTGAGTCACCTTCAATAACTCGCGCAGACGAGGCACACCACGAGTCACTGCTGACTTAGAAGCTACACCAGCTTGGTGGAACGTGTTGAGCGTATTATGAACCATGATATTGTTATCTACCATAAAACTGTCGTTTCCTGGAACAGTAAAGTCATAGACAAATTCCTTTGGATCATCGTGGTAAATGAGTTCAACAATCTCATCCCAGAAGACATCTGCATTCACAGCAGAACGCAAGATAGTCATATTATCCTGAACCATCAGGGCCTCTTTCTCATCCAACTTGGTTTCTGTGAGTTTTCTCTCAAACTCCACTACATACTTCTCCAATGTTTGACGACCAATTGCCTCCTTCTTCGCCCAGCGACCATAGATCCGACTTTGATATGGCATTCTTAGAAGTTGACCCGTCTGGGCAATCACGCGGCCCAACTCAGGAATCTTATCCACCATTTCTTGCAGCGAATGTTTCTCTTCGCGCTCGTTGTATTCAATGATTTTATCAAGTGCTTCTGCCTTCTCAGATAGCGAGAATCCAACAGATTCCTTGTAGGCCTTAGCAAACTTACGAGGAATGACCAAGGTATGCTGAACTTTATCCTTGATACGGACACTCGTTTCAGAGGAAATAGAACCAAACATACCCACATATCCAAGAAGAGCACATACTTGATCAATTAACTTCTTGGAACGCGAACTAGCACGGATCAGTTGTCGCTCTACTGATACATTTCCATCACCATCAAAGAATCCACTGATCAATCCAGCAATGAATTCCTTATTCGCATGGAAGACAATGGAGCCAATCTCCTTCTCATATGAACCTGTCTTGAAATTTTCTAGAAGAAATTTTTTCAGATCCTTAGAATGGATCACATTTTCTTTACTAGGTCCATATTCACCTTTGTATGTGCGAGTCTTGAATTCGTATTGATATTGTTTAGCAAATAGTGACAAACGCTCTTCTACAATGGGGTGGATCTTTGTAATAATTGTAGTATTTCCACTAATAGATCCATCTGCCAGATAAATACCACATACCCATCCAAACTCGCGATCCAATGCAAAGATAGTTTCTCCTTGTTGATATTCAGTCAATGCATTTGGAGCCTCGGGAACCATACGAGCAACTGGCACACGCATTCCCACCTTCAGGTCTGAACCCAGAACAGGAACAATTCCTGATTCGTCACGTTTCAAGAAGGAATGAGTCAGCGTAGCAGTCGTGTGACGACCCGTTCGTGTTACCACTTCTACCAGACCACCATTGGCTGGATGGCGACTGATTTCTGAGATACGACGCCAAGAAGTCTTCTCATCATCACTCACACCAACAATATAGTAGTCCTCTACATCATCCATAGGAAGAACTACACTATCCTGTGAGATTTCAATCAGATTTGAAGAATTCTTTGCCAAAATAGGATCCACAAAGTCTCGCACGGATCCATAATATCTCAAATTTTTACCATTTGTAATACAAATTACGGTAGAACCGTGTGCCGACATTTGCGTGGCTGGCTCACCAATACTCTGTGCAGCTACAATACCCACTTGATCGCCTGGCTGAACCCAGGCTTTCATGTGGTTCGCCACAATGAGCTCCATCAACATCTCAAATGCTGCTTTTGTGAAACGCTCCTTAACAATCAACTTATGAGGTGCAAGATGAAAACGAAGAAGAGCCGCCCAGATCTTATGATAAGAATGAGTAAATGTCAGAATACGCTTAATTCCATTCAGCACCATGGGGATCGTCAAATCCGTCTTGTCCGTTGGCTGAAGACCAAACCGCACTTTCACATTCAGAATCATACGTGCGAGGTTTACTGGTGCAAACACATTTCCAGAATCCAATGACTTCTTCTGAAATACACCCTCAACCATCATCACCTGATCATACATCAAATCCTTCACATACTCTGTCATCAACTCCTCCTCTCCTTCACGCAAGGTCCCTTCAATCAACACCGTGCTCCAATCCACTTCTCGCATACCATAATCACGGGTGATCTCCTCCTCAGACAATTCACCAATGGATAGCGACTGTGTCTCGATCTTTGTAGGATTAACACCATCCTCGCCATAATGATATTGAATGATATTGTTATTCGCATCACGGACGGTTCCATCATGATGAACAATCAAATCCTCCATGGACTTAATCAGCTGACGTTGAATATAACCTGTTTCAGCAGTCTTTACAGCAGTATCAATCAAACCTTCACGACCAGACATCGCATGGAAGAAGAATTGCTGTGGAGTTAGACCACGAATGAAGGATGATTCAATGAAGCCACGAGATTCCGCACTATCATCGTATTTCTTATAATGTGGAAGAGTTCGATCCGTAAATCCATAAGGAACACGCTTGGCTTCAATCGCAGTTTGTCCGAGACATGCCATCATCTGTGCCACGTTCAATGGCTCACCCTTCGAACCAGAACGAACCATGGCAAGAAGACGATTTTCCTTAGACAAGGACTGCTGACCAAGCTCACCTGCATCTGATGTTGCTTGATTGAGAATACCAAACACCTGATCCTCAAATTCCTGTTGATTTGTTTTTCCTGTATTATTATCGAACAAGTCCAAATGAACTTGTAGAATCAATTGTTCTACCTTTTTCTTACGTTCCTGAATCTTTTTATCGATATCTTCTTTCGTCTTTTCATCGGCAATCAAGTCACTAATGCCCACACTGAAACCATTCATCACCAAGAAGTGTTCCACTGTGTTCTGAAGTGCATCCAACAGATCCACAGTATCCTTTGGACCAAAATCGTTGTATGTCATGTGAATAATACCCTTCGATGGTTTCATATAAATGTCACCATCTACTACACCCTGTAGAATATCACCTTGCGTGATACGGACATAATTCACAGAATCTTGCTTGCTTTCTTTTTCTTTATCAAATGATTTATTTGTCATTTCCAAATTAATAGGTGGCAGCAAAGCTCCTAGAACCTGCTGACCCGTCCAACGCTGTCCCATGCGAGGCGCTGGAATTGTTCCATCAAATCGCTTGTTCCACATCATCAAATTCATAAACTCCTTACGCGTGAACTGGATTCCAGGTTGCGTCAGACGATACGAACCAACCAAAGTGTCTTGATAGACACCAATCATCGGCTTCGCATGACGCGGCGTAATAATATGATGAGGGATTGCCGCGATTTCTTCCAGTTCTACCATCGACTCGTAGGACTGGGGGATATGTGCGTTCATTTCATCTCCATCAAACGTATATACCCAACGATTTCTCGTTAGGACTAGAATACACCTTAAGCCAATGGTCTCATAAACCATTAACCGACCCACATCTACTCGTTGCACAGCATTCTTAGCCCAGATGGACCTTAGAACTTGGCTCAGGATTGCCCATTACTTGTGATAAATCACTCGTATCTCATAACGTTGATACCATCTCCATTGCGGTCTTTCTCCGCGGCCCCACTATCCTTTCAGACAATGGTTGGTAGTTATAAGCTTTAGGGGTTTCCCTGAATTTGAGGGTCTTGCACAAAGTATGTTACACACATATACTTCATACTAGACGATTATATCACAGATCCTATTTGAGATAGGTAGGACCCATGGCTGTATTTACACTGTTTTCCCATCTAGGAGATACAACACCCTAGACAGCAGTCGCCTGTTGCTGACTTTTAATAGAATCTATAATAATGCTTTTATCAAATATATTCAACTGATTCACAAATTGTATGGCAATTTTATAGGCATCTTCTTTATTAATTGTTTTTCCTCCAAAGCAAATACGAATATGCTCTTTCTTCAACTTCATCTCATCTGTGCCAATATACACAGCAATAAGATTAGAGGCACTTGTAATGCGAATAGATGTAATTGTTTTATTTTGGAACTCATCTATTTTTGACTGATATCGCTCTACTAATTCATCACTATGATCTTTTGAGATACCATAAGGGCACTCTAATAAATCAAGAAATTCTATAGTTTCCTTCAGTGCTTCTTCATATGTAGTACCCCCTTTCTGCCCAAATGCTAGTCTCTCTTTTTCTCCAGTATGGAGTGTTAGATAAACATACAACATTCTCAGTTCACCATTCCTACGAATCGGATGAATAGAAGCAGAAGATACACGATCTTCATAGAAGATATATAGATTAGATGATTCACGATGACGATTGCGACCATGTGTGGCAACATTGTATCCGTTTGGATAGATACACTGTAAACGTGCTAGCCAAGTGGCCTCGCGTTCGTCTAGTTCATCAAGAGCCGCCTCTTCTAGAACTTTTATCGTGAATTGATCACGACCATATTCTCTAATCGCTCTAGATAATGGCGTGTTGCGTGTTTTTGAAGAACACACATGATCATTCCATCGTCCAGATGCTCCATATTGATACGGAGTTCCATTTTTTGTTTTTGTGCCGGTTGCCTGACCAACATAAGATAAACCAGTTGAAATACATGTAATTTGATAAATTACTCCTGACATTATTAGATTACTTGAACTAAATCAGCATTGTAGGGACGAGTAACAAGAACGTTCAAGCGGAATGTCTTGTAGGGCAACACTTTGACGCGATGGCCCATCATCGACATTTTATGAAGAGTCGGCTGACGATTGAAGAGGACAATGTCTTGATCCATCAAGTGACGGTTCACGACATCGCCATCATACAATACAATCTCCGAGGTATTCACATGCTTTAACGAAATCATACGACCGTCTTTCCTGACAATCGTCTTTGCACCCGGCCATTTATCGGCACCATTCTGAATGAGTTTGTAGAGCTTATTCAAGTTAAATGGCGTTACACGCTCTGGAATGGTTAGATTCGTCGCAATCTCCAACGGCACTCCAAGCTCTGCCACACTCAAATTCGGATCCGGTGTAATCACCGAACGAGCCGAAAACTCTACACGCTTACCCTGAATGTTATAACGAATACGTCCCTCCTTACCACCTAGACGCTGTTGAATCGATTTCAATGGACGACCACTGCGTTGCGCACTTGGTGCCACACCTGGAATCTCATTATCCACCAATGTTGCGATATGATACTGAACCACATTCGTATATTCATTAATTACCGTTCGACTCGCATTCGCCTCAATCTTCTGCTGAAGAGTCTTATCATTCTTGATGATGTCAAACAACTTGTGAGTCAAGTCATCTTCAGAGCGCTGATTGTTATCCTGAACCACCGAAGGACGAACCTGCGGCGGAGGAATGCTCAATACAGTGCAAATCATCCAATCTGGACGACACCAATAACGACTCAAGCCCATAAAATCGACATCCTCATCACTGATACGACGAAACAACGTATGGACATACTCCACTTCCAACGGCTGTTGTTGCTTCAACTCCTGATAATGGGCAACGATGCGAGCAATTCCGTCCCTCGTGAATTTATCCGGCTGAATGGCACCACAACCATCCTCGCACTCCTGACCACATCGCTTAATACCCGACGAAAGAGACAACACCTCCTTCCAACGAGCTTCGCCCTTGCGATGAAGCAACTCCTTATGATGTTCCTTATCAATTCGGAGTTTGGAGCAACGGATACAAATGCACTTTAAAACATTCATGATCATGCTGTGAAATTGAATATAATAGACCGGACGGGTCAAACGGTAATGACCGAAATGACCGGGGCAACCATGATTCGTTTGACCACATGTGCGACATACTTTACCATTTTCCAATACACCCATACGAGGGTCGAATAAACCACCAATCTTCGGTTCATTGCCTTCATACGGAGTCTGCGTTGTAATCTCCACCACCGAGCGACGTTCAATCTCCTCAGGTGAGAGGATACTGAATTGAACTCCAATGATGGATTCGATGTCCGATGAATGTTGATGAAAACCGCCTGGCATTCTGTCTTGTCTGTAGAAACGATTGTCTAAGTCCTTTAATTAACGTGGGTTGCCCTTAAATACATATTCTCAAAAATAAGAAAATCAATTTTATTTTTGAAAATAAAAAACATTATAGGTTTAACCCTTTTATCAATGACGCCACAAGATTTCTTATACAGAATCGCTCCATTGAATTACAAGACGCTCCTTCCAATTTCTAGAAGACCAGTTTACTGAACATTGAATCTCATGTTCTGATCCCACTGGAACATAATGCGATCTCTTTTCGTCCTTTGAAGAAATATAATCTTCATCCACTTTCTTATAAGATCCTGAAATCATCTTCTTCCACTCAGGAACATAGAAACGAATACGATATTCTTTTTCTTCGGTTTCTTTCTTTTCCATAATAATCGCCTTCACCTTTGTCTTACCCGATGAAATTGCATCCAGAAATACCATATCCCTTCCAAATTGCTTTATCGCCCTCTCACGCTCATTCATTACATACGTAGGAATCGGCACGATAAATAACCCCCTCTGACGTTGTTCACTGTACGAATGAATTAACCATTTTAACGCCCTCTGATTAATCAAATCCGCATACCGACGAATCGGACTAGATGCATGTGCATACGAATCCGTTTCTAATCCACTGTGAAATGTATCATTCTCCTCCGATAATACATACTCCGCCGAGGTCATCGCTAAGAATCTCCAATTTGGCAAATATCGACGAAACCACTCCACACGATCCTTTTCTACCTCCGAATGACGACGAAGAATACCTATACCCGCATCCTTCAATCTCTTACCCGCCTCCTTATTGTAATAAACCATTAACTGCTCAATCCACTCGTGGGAATCGGTTAACCCTTCATCCGCCAAATAGGACGTAATCGATTTAACGACATCCTGATAAATCGATACCTCGTCTTGGAATTCATCATAGGTATACGATCGATCTACCTCCAATACCGATTCATACCATTTTGACTCACTCACCCTTTGACCATCCCATAAGAATTCCATTGAAATTCCATATCGCATTGACCCTGGCAACAACGAACATACTCCCTCACCATACTCCTTCGGCAACATCCCATGAATTACTCTACCAAACTCATCATACACAGACTGACTTATTAATGATGCCATTATATCTACTGCAGATCCATCTTCGACAAATGCAGCGACATCACTAATTGTGATCACTACTTTCCACAAATTATCATCCAATGATTCCAGTGTAATCACATCATCTACATCCCGACATCCATCAGGATCGACATGAAAGGTATATCCTTTGACGGGGATACGATTTGCAAAAGGAGGGACTAATTTTGGCTCAAAAGAGATTTTCGGATATTTCCATGGACACACTTGGTGAATGACCGCCTTTTTCTCCACCTCTAAATCTCCCGCAATACCTAATACCATTTGTAAAGATCCTCTTGGAAACATGGATGACTCCGACCATGTCTCAAATTTAACCAAACCAATACGATTTCTGGATTTGTCCTTCTCATTTGTTCCAACAATCATTGGAGGGTAGCGTGCATCATATGGAGTAAAGAGATATAATGGGGTCTTTCTAGATGTAAAACCATATCGTGCAGGACGAGTTAGTTCAATTGTTCCGACAAGAAGAGCATGCTCATCACGTAGTTCCAAATGACAATGTTCCTCCTTCCAATATACATGGTCTCCGACCAAACACCGATTTGCTCTTTTTGCACCTTGGAATGTGTAAAGAATCTCACCTGTATCACTACGAATTTCAAAGGTATCATAATCTCTCGTTTGTAATATCCCCGAAAGAGCTGGACGAGCCTCGTTTGACGGTTTAACTCCTAGAACCTGTTCCAAATATTGAGTTGCGTGCGATACCATATTTCTGAATTACTTTTCCTAACCAAAAAGCGTTTATCAATTTTAGGTTAGATGAGTGGTAATCAAAAATTTGTTTGCGGTATGCGACGATTCGATAAACATCGTGTTGAATCCACAACACCACGTCCTACTTTTCAAAAGGAGTTACAAGATCGATTACAAGCAAGAGAACAACAAGATCATCTACTTTTTACTTCCTCTACCCCTACAAATGTATCCTCTTTATCTCTGACTTCTAATACCATTACCAATAATATCACTCCCGATACAACTTACACACCATGGAAAACTCCAACAGGATTCTCACGATAAGAATTCCACGTATGATAAGATCTCCATATTTCTTCATCGACATGTGATGATAAACCCTCAAGAATATCCCATTTTGGATTACTTCTTGATGGAACTAGACATAGGAATGTTGCCTCTCCTAAAAAGGATGGAATAAATACCTTAAAAGAATAAACATTCCGACTTGATAAAATATGATTCATACCAAAACCCATGTCTCGATATTCAGTAATACGCGAATCTCTTAACCACTCCTCCACAGGATGTGTATCCTCCATATGATTTCTAATTCCAGTATACATTCCAATTACACCATCATCTGCCAACCAATTTGATGACAAATGTGTAAATAAGTTCCATAATTCAGAATGTCCATCCGGCTCAAATAAATCAACCAATATCACATCATAAGGGACAACAGGATAATTCCCATGAACAATTACCTTAAAAATATCGTCAAAATGAATTTCTAAACGCGGATCATCCCATGCACCATTTGCCCACTGACGATATGAATTCCTAAAACAATCGACTACATCCTTATCCCATTCATACATATCCACACGTTCAACACTCGGCCATTTTAATACCTCACGTGCCATCGCTCCCTCTCCACCACCAATGATCATCACTCTTCGAGGAGTCTTACAATGTGCCATCAACGGATCCACAAATGCCTGATGATAGATCTTTTCATCTACTTCACAACTCTGAATCTCCCCATTCATATAACAGGCCATACCCCACTTTGGACGACGAATCATCTCCAATACCGTTCCTCGGTCGGTTGTTCGAGATTCTACAACTACCGCGTCCTTCCAATGATAAGATACACCCCATTGTTGCCATGAATTATCTACATATTCAAGTGACTGATCATCCTCCATTTGATCCATACTGCTCATTTATTCAAAGTAATTCTATATATTTTAAGTATTACATCGCACCCGTCGAACCAAAGCCACCCGTTCCACGATTTGTCTCTGGCAATGAATCCACCAAACGAATATTTCGAATCCAACCCATATCAGGAGCTACAATCTGAAACCATCGCTCACCTTTTAGCACATTCGAATGACCAGTCATCGACCAAACAGGCGCTTTCAATTCACCACGATAACTCTTATCAATCACTCCTGCAGAATTTGCCATCATCAAACCCGACTTATAAATTGATGAACGAGGCATCAAGAAAAAATGACTATCGGTTTTCAATAAATCATTTGATCCGCCATTTGGTAATGATTCTACCTTCAACAAACGCACCGCAATACCGAATGGAACAAACTCCACCTTCTCCTCTACTGAAACATCCGCAGCCGAATACAGATCAAATCCGGCATTCTCCTCCGAACGATTATACGTAGCAATCGGATACAACTCCTGCGATGCAGGCGTCAAGGGCAAAATCTCCAATTCATACCAACAAGATGACATCTTTAAAAAATGTTCCTGTTCGTATGTATATTGTATTGTCTTTAGGCATTTATTAAATGTGTTTTGTAATATACTAAAGTTGAAGATAAAGACTTTCTCCTGTCCAACGACTACGTCTCATTTGTTCTCCAATACGAGTCATTTGATCTACTACCTCAACGTGCTCGCAATATGTCGCCATTGATAATACCTCATTGACCAGATTAATTAGTTTTAAAAGTGACCGATAGAAATTACCTTCAAAGAATCCATAGGTCTGACAAATTTCAGAAGAAGAGACCCCATACAACCAATCTCGCATGGGTTCCATCCATTGCGTGGAACAAGTCCAACCTACTGTCCTCTCTCCACACCATTTTCTCTCTGATTCCTCATACTCTCTTGCCATCTCATCCAATAAATATAAACGCTCTTTCATTGCCATCGAGCCCTTCATAGAATGAATATCTTCTCCTTCATCTTCTCTTTGCTCAAGAAATGCAGATAGAATCATCACCCAGTCATCATCCGATAGTCCCTTCCATTTTTCAGAAATATAAAATTCCGTCAGAAGAATCGGATGACCCTCATTTACCTCTGTTGCTAAAATCCCCTTCAATGTCAATTCCAATGAATCCTCTTTAATAAACTCATTTTCTCTCAAGAAACCAATACTCTGCTCCACGCGATCTGTCCATGATCCCATCGCCCTTTTCTCCTCCATCAAACGCTCCATCGCCCTCTCTAACAGATCATAGCGCTGAATTAACTCCGCTGTCTTTTTCCACTGCGGACCTAATTGACGATTTTTTAATGAATCCAATTGACGCTGTAAATCACGTTTTTGGGAATTGACCGAGTGTTTAATCTGTTGCTCTAGATCACGACACTTCATCAATTCTGACCAATAGGGTTCCTTTTTCTCGATTACATCCATTTGCTGTTGAGTTGTCATATGCTTTTCCTCCCATTCTTGTTCCTCTCTTTTTCGCCCTTGGAACCAATATGTTTCCTGAATAACTTGACCCCAATCTACGGATACACCCTTTGAGTGAATTGTTTTAAGAATAAAATCCACATGAAAATCCATACGACTAACAACTTCTGGCTTATTTCCTTTCATAATCGAATACATTTCTTGTCCGCTAAGAGGTTCTCCTTCTGGTAAATAAATCACGACACCCCGATCATCTTTTCCACGACGACCGGCTCGCCCCGCCATCTGGAAATATTCGTCGTTTCGAACAACACGCAATCCACCAACACGATCATCAAATTTACGTAATCCTGCAAAGATGACCGTCTTTGTCGGCATATTTAATCCTACCGCAAATGTCTCTGTGCACACCAATAATTTAACATATCCTCTCGCAAACAATAATTCAACCGCCTCTTTCAAAATCGGCAATAATCCACTATGATGAAATGCGATTCCACGATATAACAATTCAATTAATTGATGATACTGTGGAGTCTGTTCTAATTGTTCTCGATAGCGATGAAGATGAAAGGATAATATGTGCTTTACAGTGGCGGCATCAGAGGTATCTAATAGACTCTTTTCAATATGTTCCGCATATGTTTCACATTGCTTACGACTAAACACAAAGAGCAGGGCTGGTAATAACTCCTTTTCTTCCAAATGCTGAATGGTCTGATTTAGACGATGGATATAATGTGTATTGTGAACTTTATTTTCTACACCACCTTTTGTTCCCAACGATTTTACCTCCTTAACATGTTGCTGAAATTGACGATGTTCTTTTTCCTCTTGAACCCTCTGACGCAACCAATCCGCATAAACACGCTCCTGATATTGCTCTTTTTCATCCATAAACATCATGAATTTGTTATTCTTACCCATTACATAATGTGTCAATGGAACCACACGATATTGTGTTTCAATTAGATGAATCGGTCGCTGTTTCAAATCACCCAACCAACTTGCAACCCATTCAGGACGATTCAACGTTGCCGACAATAATACCAATCGCACATCTGGTGATAATTTCATCATCGTCTCCTCCCATACCTTTCCACGATCAGGATCATTCATATAATGACATTCATCAAATATTACTGAATCAACGTCCTCAAGTGTAATTGATGCTGTTAAACCAAGATGCTCTGTAGTTGTATCCTTTTTATAAAGAAGATTGCGCAAGATCTCGGTAGTCATAATCACGATTTGTGCATCTGGGCAGAATTTGACGTCGCCTGTCATAATTCCAACCGTTGCATCTGGGAATTGTTTTTTCAAGTCATTGAATTTTTGATTTGATAGAGATTTGATAGGAGATGTGTAAAAGACACGCTTGTTTCTACGAAGAGAATCATAAATTTGATATTCACCTACCAATGTTTTTCCCGATCCCGTCTTAGCACACACTAGAACATTCTCTCCTTTTGAAATTGCCGAGAAAGCATACTCCTGAAAAGGGTCCAGTGAAAATGTGTATGGATGCTGTGGAATTTGCTCAGGAGCAATACGATTTGCTACAGAATCCACGACAAGAAAGGGTGAGAGCGATGACATTGTTATTCAAATAGATCCGTCCGATGTTTATAATCCTTTTTCTATATTTTATAGAATCAATTTTTAAAAAAGGATATAAACCGAGATTGGATGGTGGATAACAATCATGACCACAGTAGTAGTTACTTTATCGGATGTTCATCAACAGTCGAGAGCAAAGCGGACGATTCTAGATGTTAGAACTCGAGGAGAATGGAAAGGTGATATTGTTTGGATTACGGTTGGATTTACTCCTTCTACTAACTTTCTAGAATATTATCGTGTTCAAGCACATCGTGTTGAACATTTGGATACAAGTTCCCTTCTTGCATATTATGAAAAGAATCCGTTACAACCAACATGTGACCAGCGCGAAACGAAGAAACTAACCCAATGGGATAAATTCTATGTATTTGATTCATGGTTTTTACAATGGAATCGAGTGGTCTATCTAGATGCAGGTCTTCGCGTAGTAGATAAGATGGAACATTTATTGGAATTGGATTGTTCTCATTCAATTCTGGCCCCAGATGATGCAGCAATTTATGATACTCAAAAAAGATTTGGAGGAATTATTGAGGCGGATTCTGCCAAACATCCAGAAGTTGTTCAATCTCTTTTAGAAGAATATTCACCTGAAATCTTTAAAGAACGCTATTTTTTGAATTGCATGTGGATGTATGATACCCATCTTCTTCATCGCATCCATATCACTGACCTGATTGATGCGATGAATCGTTACCCTATTTGTCGCTGTAATGAAATGACAATTATGAATTTGATTTTTACATTTAAACATCGTGTTTGGAAACCTTTTCCCGAACATTGTCCAAGAGATGATCGTCGCAGGCTCTTTGGATGGACCGAACGCGATCGAGACTATGGACCCTATACAACATGGAGAGACTTTTGCTTTCTAAAGTATCCCTCTACACTTACAATGGAATGCGACTAAACCTGTTCCCATTCTGGATCATAAATATCTTCCCAGTTTGACAGTCCTTTTGGTCCAAACCATTGTTTTGGAACAATGACTTTTTTTGAATTGGCCATCCAACCAACCCACCAAATAAAGGTAGAATTCGACATGATAAAATACTTAAATTGCTGCAATAAAATAAAGGTTCTTACATCGGTTTCATTTTGAAGGATGATGTGAGGATTCTGAAACACTTCAGGTATATCGTTTCTAATTTCCGACCAAAACGACGGATCGTCTCCTGTCAATAAAAAGATAGGCTCGGAAATATGTGGCAAGATACGATCTAATGCTCGGCGATAATATTCGCCATCCAATGGTCCATGAAAGTCATGATGAATTAAATAATCAGTTCGTCGACAATGAAGAACAACAACCCTGTGACTATTTCGGATTAAATAGGGATATGAATGATAGACTCCGTGTTCTAAATCAGATGGTGCTCTAAAAAGATAGCGTAGTTTATTTCGAACTCCATATTTTTTAAAATATTTTCCCGATTGAAAATACCCATTTAATAATACACCAATGTCTAACGAATTTACTTGTGGAAGAGGTCGATATACCGTTGCAAATCCATCTTGCCATAATGTTAAATTTAGATTTGTAAAGGATGGACATAAAAATAGGGAAAAAGAAGAAAGCAAATTATCCCAATAAAATGTTCTATGTCCATTTTCTTCTCTTTTCTCGATTTTCAATTGGGCGCCATTTTCATAGGCATATGCAAATCCAGCCGCTAATTGAAACATCTGATTACCCAAACCACCCATCAAATGCGCACCAATCACCTTTTGAGACACATTCCATTGAACATGAAAACGTGACTGGATTCGACTCCATAATAATGCCATACTCGTCCGGTTCGTTCCATATCGTTTGCTCCATTCATATCCCTTCTTTTGCTGCTCTCTCATACGATCTGGTTGTGACTTCCACTCTCTCATTTTTGTCCATAAATTCTCCCTCGATGTCACATGAATCACCGCTCCATCTGTAAATTGACTGGCAAGCGGATTCTCACAAAATACAATGCAACCATATGCCAGTCCCTCAAAAATTCTCTGCGAAAGATGTCCTGTTTGTATATTCTCATCACTTTGAAAAGCTAACGAGAATCGCGATGATAAATAAATGGAACGTCGTTCATCATACGATAGATAATTATTATAAATTACTTGATGATATACTCCTGTAAATTCAGGAGAAGGTGGAACCCAGTCCTGTTTATATCCTCCCCCCATAAAACAATAGTCCATGGTATCTGTCCGTCGATGAGTTCCGATAAGCTCAGGAGATTCATTTGCACGTAACATGAGTGGAACAAAATCAGGACGGAGCATAAATGACCTCTTTTCATGTGAAGTTCTTTCACGATAAACATATAATTCACCAGTAACAATCATTCTTGAAAAGGGTCGATAACTAGGATCCATCCAATACCATGCAATCATAATACTATTTGGACACTGGTTAGCAATTCGATCGTGTTGGGAACGTAATTCTAAATAGCGACCAGCTGCATCGTCTAAAAATAGAAGACCACCATCCTCTAATTCCTCCCACGATGTAACTCTTTTCACAATGCATCCATCATCCTTAAAGGCGGCGGTGCATTCTTCAAATACTCGATCCATAACAGGAAGAGGAAATAGTTCTGGAATTTGTATCCATTGGATAAGTCTCTTCATTTTTAAGATCGAAGACTAAGAATTTCCTTATATTGTCTTTATTTACCCAGAAATACATCGAGCCGTGGATCGAGATAGTTTTCAATCCACTCATAATTAGGGGATGATTCATTTGGAATGGGTGTATGTGGAGCAAGAATACGATAAATATACTTTGGACGGTTCTTCATATTTAATACACTTTGAATTCCAACCTCCGAGTCCTCAAAAATAACAGTGGTTTCTGAATCAATACCCAACATTTCCATTCCCCATTCATATGGTTCAGGAGATGGTTTTGGTTTGCATTTGGAATTACTCGTAACAAGAAAAGAAACATGATTTGTAATTTCTAGACGATCCAATAAAGCACATGCTGTTTTATTATTTGAATTCGTTACAACACCAATCCAAGCGTTTAATTTACTCCAATGCTGGATCCTCTCTTTTCCACCTAAAACAGGGATCGTTTCATGAATACGCTTTAGAAACTCAGACTCTTTCCATGTTGTCCATTCTTCACGCTCTTTTTCCGATCCAACATTCCATTCTTTCCAAATCATTTCATCCGATCGCCCAGCAATACGTGTATGATACAATTCATCAGTAAGATCATATCCATACGATGCTAAGATTGTTTTCCATAGCGATTGATGAAGATGGTCCGTTTGGACAAGTGTCCCATCTAAATCAAATAAAAAGCCGCAAGTTAAAGAGGAAGGAGAGAACATTATTAGATATAATACTCTGTAGAGGTATGTCTTTTTATTGTTATTTATTAATGACAGATGCAGGTCATACCTATGTAGGGGCTACAACCGATCCTGATCGTCGTTTAGAACAACATAATGGTAAAAAATCAGGAGGTGCACGTGCGACAGGGATGAGAGTGGCACAAGGATGGGAATGGAAACGTGTATGTTATATTACAGGCATTCCAGAATGGCGTTCAGCGCTTCAAATTGAATGGAGATGGAAACAATTGGGTCGGACACAGTTTCGTGGAATTCGTTCCCCCATTGATAGACGATTGCGTGCCTTAAAGGCAGTATTAGAATTAGAAAAACCAACTACAAATGGTATTCCTTATGACGCATATCCTTCTGGGCCACCCCATATCGTATGGGACTCAGAAGAATATAAAAAGCAATATGAATCACTGATTAGCGATTATAAAGAACCCGAATAATCTGATTGATAATGTCCCGATTCTGTCATTTCTTTAACACCCTTCTGTGTCAATCGTGAATGTATCCATTCTTCAAGAGCATCTTTCTCTTTTACTACACGCTGTGTCTCTTTCACATCTTCTCGTGGATCATACTCCAAATAACGGGGCGAAGATTCCTTCAAACTGGTTGGAATAAGATCTACGACTGCATCGGGCAATAGTTTGATTAACCCTTTGTCACGCATTTCTTTACTAAGATACAAAATACCAGTTAATGCTACCACTCCAAATAAATAATATCGTATCGTCATATAGACTCTATCTTTCTACGATATTATTTATCTCTATCGCTCTTCTACTACAATAATATCATCGTCGAGACGTTCGCAATGATCAAATGACATATTCTCGACACGTTGTTCTACAGAACGTAATCTTGTCATAACAACATGATGATGACCATTTTGTAAATTTTCGTGTTGATGAAGTCTCTCGTCCCATCCGTTGAATTTATTATGTAGCCGCTGGTTCGCTTCTTCTGTCGTATTCACGCGTTGCTCTAAAGTGACCATTCGTTGCTCGACGGCTTGTAGTTTCTTTTCCAATGAAGAATAATTTTGTTCTGACCACTGAGTTCCCATACATTTCTCCGTATCAAACCATTTTGAACAATGTGCGAGTAGAGCCCCCATTTTAATCATCTATATGTTTTATTTTGTCTACATTTTCCGAGTCCAAAATGCGTTAGAGAAAAGATACGGTCATGGATAGAACTCATTCATCATGTCATCGTGGATGAATCGAAATATTCCACGTCGGAGGGATCTCACCCAAATCCCAGAAGAATTACGCCCTCCACCACCCATTCCAAGAGCAGAAAGAACCGAAGTTCTACTTTCTGAAACCTATCAATATAATCCTGATGATTCATTCGATGGATCACCCTTTTTTATGGAAGATCCTCAATCACGCAATCCTATATTCTATCCATCCTCTTCAACTTCGTCCATCTCCACTTCCACTTATGCATCCCTATTTTCAGGATTTCCACAACCTTCTTCCTCATCGAAATCGAACCCAAAAGATAAGACATCCACTGCAATCTCTTCCCTTCTCACCTCGCTCACTTCTCAATATATTCAGATTCAACCACCCAGTCCTGCTGCAATTGAACTCCGTATTGATAATAAATCCTATGTATTTGTCATTCTAAGAAATCTTCGTAATTCATCGGACAATGATCTATGGATTTCCTGTTATAATTCTATTCGACGATACTATACAAATAAAATTGTAATTATCGATGACAACTCATCAATGAATACTGTAAATGGTAAGTTGTATGAAACTGATATTATTTACAGTGATTATCCTGGCGCAGGCGAATGTCTTCCTTATTTTTACTTTTTAATGAATCGTTGGGCTGATCGTATGATCTTTCTTCATGATACCATGTTTCTGCATCGACGCTTTCTACAACAAGAAGCTGACACTCTTCTTCGATTTCATTGGCATTTTAACCCAACAGATAAAGAATTCATTCCAAGAATCCAACAAGTTGTTACATCTCTTAAAAATCACGAACCACTTCTTTCTCATTTAACTCCTCAATCGGATAGTCAATGGAAAGCCTGTTTCGGTGTAGCAAGTATCATTGATATTTCAATTGCTCATAAATTGGAGGAGAAATATAAACTATTCTCTACGGCGGTTCTTATGATTCGTAATCGAAGAGATCGTGAGATGATGGAACGTCTATTTGGTCTCATCGCCTTTCATGAAAATCTAGTTAGTGACAATCCTTCCACATTTGGCGATATTTTGAACTATCCAAAGTGTTTTGAATCACAAGATACAACCTTGAAAACGGCAACCTACCAAGTCGAACAAGCAGGATACAATACAGCAATTTTGAAAGTATGGCGAGGGCGTTAATTAAATATAACTCAAATCAATCTTGTATTCTGCCATTGATGACAATAAATACTCTAAAAAGAACCATTGATTGATATCGGCTCTTGTCGGTTTTACAGCAATACCCAATTCAGGATTCTCTAACAAAGTAGATAGCATCACAATCTGATCATTACCCGCATAACGACCCTTTTCTAAATATCGATGAAGCATCTTATCAAACGCTACTTTCCATGCCAAACAGGCTTCCTTTCCTCCTCCCCATAATCCACCAATAAGACGAACATGATTCCATTGATGATTCAAATGAGGCCCAATAATTCCATCTCTACCCCTCTCTTTCTCATCTAACGGAACGGATGTCATTGCCTGAAATAATACCTTATCGCGTGGCAGTAATCTACTCTGTGGAAATCTCTCACGGATCTCGTTGGGGGTATTTTCACGAAATGCTCCAAAATCGCACCAGAAGAAGTAGTCGGATTGAAATGGATTGATATGAATGGCTTTTTCGACAAAGTAGGGTTTGTGTGCCCATAATGCATAGAGTTCGGGGCTTTGTTGGGAACGATGATTGGCAGTTTCTGAGAAAATATGGCCTTCAGGATTTAATGTATGTTGATGAGCCCATTTTTCGGGAAGAGACCCTTTCCATGTTTCTAATTTGTTAAAGGGTAGGACAATTATATGAATTGGTCTATTGCCTCTCATTTGAAGAAGTATATCCACAAGATGCTCCTCTGTAAAAATAATGATAGGGCTTTCCAGTGTCATGAATTGATTACCCCATTCGATATATTGCTCTTTTGGAAACTTTGACCGAATTGCATAAAAAGCCGTAACAACTGTGCATGACATTTCTTCCATGACTAACACAGTTGGATTTATATCTCTTTTTTGATTTTAATGGAGACTTGTCCTTCAATATCCTTGATTTCCTTAATATTTAGAGAATAGAGATGGACAAACATTTGAACAGAACGATGAACATCTTCACATTGCATGTCATCAAAAATAATGTAACCACCATTCTTTATTTTCTTAAGAGACATGATCGCATCATGTAGAACATAACGTTTATCATGATTTCCATCAATATAAATAATATCAAATGAATCATCATCAAATCGAGGAACAATATGTTCAGACAATCCACGATGAATATGAATTTTATGTAGATCACTTGCTTCTAATTTAGAAATATTAAGAATGAACTGTTTATAATTGGTATGTTGTTGTTGTTTGTATTCCGAATATTCTTTATAATCATACCATGGATCTACACAATGAATCGTAGATTCAGGATGAGATGCATATGTTTTCGTTAGACTACACACATTTCCACCATGATATGCTCCAATCTCCATAATTCGCTGAGGCGTATTAGGAAGTGGAATTGCACTAAACCAGTTTGTAGAAATGCGATACACCTCTCCTTCATAATTGCATGGAAGGTATTTCTGATTTTCTGGAGTTAAATGGTCGTAATCAGGGCAAATAGCAGAAGGAATGGGAATATAGGCACATAGAATATCATTTGGAGTCGCACCTGGAAGTGTTTTAAATTGGTAATTGGGGTTAATGATTTGAATTCGCTCCTTAATTTTCTCAATAAAATTAATTCCTCCATAACGTGATTCACCCCAAGGATGAGGTTGGGATAGGATACGCAAATCATCAATCAATAGCACATGATCATTTCGTTCAAGACATTGAATCGCATCTAATTCATCCAGTAAGGGGCATTTTGTGGTTTGAGAGGCGATTTGATCATTATCCACATGAGCATCTAGAAAAAATAGACAACGATCTTTGAAACAAGGATGAGAAAGGTGTTGTCTCATATTTTTGCTATCATCGTGAATAAGATGATAGCGATCTTTTGAAATATCCTCTTCAAATTCTACCTTACCAAGCTCAATCCAACAAGGATGAGCCTCGATACAAAAGACGTGATCAAATCCAGATCGTAGAGCCTGTTTACTCGATACATCGGTTCGTGGATCCCAAAGACCAGTTTCAAAGTAATGAACACATTCGTGCTCTTTTCTCAACGATTCTAAAACAAACGCGAATGGCATGATACGGATTGTAAATAGAAAGGTTGTAGGTCTTTAAGATAGAAAAGTGCGTTTAGATTAAAAATAATTTATTATGTTTTCTATGTAGATCTGCTGATAGCTCAGTTGGTAGAGCGGAGGATTGTAGCTCCTCCGGTCACTGGTTCGATTCCGGTTCAGCAGATCGTGAACTATTTTATCTCATTCATTCGAAATGGATTGGATAAAATAGGTTAAATGTGTAATTTTTGTCCGATGCTCTTGAAGAAATGGTCACGATACATTAAATTTTTATCTATAACTTTTGCTAACGATTTCTGACTTATTTTCGCTTTAATTGTGCAATCAAAACGGCTAGAAAATACAGATACAAGTGTATGATTCTGATCATATTGCCCAACACCATCGCGATAAAGTATGATATCTCCCCCATTCTTTTCTTGAAATGTATTCTTTAAAGATGGATCACAATCATCATATAATTGATAATAATATCCATCTTTTAAGGTGTTATTCTTTACTACATTATCAAGAGATGCAATAGAAGGATATGAATTACATTGTGTAGCTGTTTTTCGGTCAATATATACATTTATAATTTCAGTCTTTTCTTTATTAACTTTTGCAATATACCCATTTTTCTGAGGCCTTGTATGTTTTGTTGGCGAGAGAGAATGGATGATATTTGGATCAAGTTCGCGATCAACTATTTGCCAACGAAATCCATGATATATTGTATTTTCTCGGATTGCTTTATTAATACTTGGACGTTTTATAGAATTATCTTCTTTTATACATTCTGTAACACTGTCATATGTATGAATCAGTTGTAGAGTTTCTGGATGAATTTTTTGAAGACGAGGGCCTAGATGGGGATCTGGTTGAGAGCACAAGGTTGTTGTTTTGGTTTGCATCGTGTTTAGTCGAGAAATAATATCTTTATTTGTAGCCTCTAGTGTTTGTATCTTTTGAAGAAGCAACTGGTTTGTTTTAAGAATGTCTTGAAGGATCATATGATCTATCGGTATAGAAGTTGCACTTGATTGAGAACGTAGCTGTTCATTTTCTAATTTAAGTCGCTCATAATCAGATATTGTATAATCAAAATTTGGTTGACATGACTCAATAATCTCAAGAAGTTTCTGATAGGATAGGTTTCCTCCAATAAGGAACAGTTCATTTTCGTTTTCATGTCCTTGTAATGTTGTCACTTTATTAGGATGAATTTCCGCGTGATTGTGTAGAAACTTCTCAAATCCCATAGAGTTCTGCACTAAAAAGCAATCCAAAATAAGAATTTGATTTCCATATTTTTTCTTGAATTCATTTAAACGATTCTTAATACCTTTCTGACTTTGGCCTATTTTAATAATATATTCACCCTTTTCACACTCTTTGATTCGTATGATATAGACTAATGAGCCATTAATGATTCCGTATTTGCGTAAAAGAAGTTTATGACGTTCAAGTTCAGGAGTGCGTGCGAGTTCTTCTGTTTTTTGCTCCAATAGCTGTTTTTGTTCTTCCATACTCTTTTTGAGTTCAATCGCTTCTTCTTCGATGATTTCATGAAGCATATCCTCCATCTTCAGATAATACTCATGAATTTCAGATGCTTTTTTTGTTTGAGCCTTTAAGCATAATGATTTGAAGCATTTTATGGTCATCATGATCTTTTTGATATTATGTCCTCCTCGTACTTTTTGCTCTCGCGACGGCGAGAGCAAACAAGATTCAGAATTTGCTCCTCCGATCTGAGGAGCAATAATTTTATAGTCAATATCTACTAAAAAATGTTTATCTAATAATACAGATGCATGTATTTTCTGACTAAATCCCATCCATTTCCATACATTATCCAAATCAACAACAAAGTCTTTTTTTGTATCATAATTCAAATAACAATAAAAACTACCAATAAATAGTTGTTGCTCTGTTTCTGAAAAGGATGTCTTGATCTTATCTAATAATTTCACATGATATGTATGTGTAAGTTTAGAAATAGGATGATCTTCTATCAATTCAACAATATTAAGTTCTGACATTTTATTACTAGATATGGATAGTATATGGTCTTTAACTCGTTTGTTATTTGCTTTTAGAAAGCAAAAGCAAATATATTTTCAACCGGCTGAACCGTTTCAAAATATATTTATCTTTTTTATAAGAAAGTAATACAAATAACAAGTAAAATGGCTTAGTTGCTCTATTTCTGAAAATTTATATTTTATCATATCATTCAATCTTTATTAATACCCATTTTTGGAGGACATATAATATAATTAGGATTTGCAGACAGTTTATTTAATTCTTCCAAATACTGTTTAGCATATTCTAATTTTTGAATAATCGGCACACTTTTTGACTTGGTTGTTGACCATCGTCTAGATTTTAATTGATTTGTTTGTGAACTAACGATTTTATTTTCTTTTTGTCGTTGAATAGGATGTCCTTCAACTGTAAAGAATTCTCTATAATTATCATCAGCCTTACCAATCTTTTCTTTGTAGTATACTACAAAGATTGGAAGCTTTTCTTCGCCCAAATCAGATGGTAATTTTTTTGCTGAATGATGGCGCGATACTTTATCTCGATTTGTATTTTGTATACTCTGAGATACAATCCGTAAATTACAAGTTCGATTATCAAGTTTATTTCTATTGATATGATCAATAGATGGTCCTTGTTTTCCATGTCCATAATGATTCATAATAAGTTGATGTAATGTAATACAACTGCTTTTACCATTAATTTCCGCATGACATCCGATATAACCAGTTTTCATACCATACCAAGAAACTTGCTTCCCATTTACACTGCGAATATTTTCTAATATATTTCGATCGATGATCGTAAACCATCCAGGATTACAAAACATTAATACACAATCATTTCCTTCTGCATCTTTTGCAAAATATCCCCAATTTTGCTCAATTCCAGCTTTTTGTCCACGTGTATTCTTAATTCCATCAAACCGTGAAATCTGTGTAAATCCCTCTGGAATCTTATATGACATTGCTTTATATATACCACCCATATATATCTTTATATTATCAATTTTATAAAAATATATATGGGTGGTATGTATATGATTCTATTATTTATTATCAATATAATATGAATAATAAATAAAAGGTTTTTATAAAAATAAATAATATGATACAAATATAATGAAATTAGTTGCTGTAAGCCAACGTTGGCTCCATTCTTTTACAAGAATCCAATACGCTCTCCTGTTTCATGGGATATCGACCACGATTCATTCCTCGTATCAGCCCTGTTTCCAGGGGGACGGACTTTACCTTATGCCATCTCATCATGTGCTTATTGTTTTGCACAACGAATCCTAGATGACCCACCGACATCAAGTCTCTGAACTGCATGCTTAGATGAGCTTTCGCGTCATCATTAGCACTTGGCTGCGGATTGTCCCTATTCATTGGATTCTTACCATACCCATGAGTTTCCCCATGGTGTTGCTGGGCAGATCTTTCGACCCCAGAACGGTACCAATGACTTGACAGGAGTTTCCCGCAATTTGACGGTGTTGCTTGCTTAACTATAAATAGTCAAGCCGATATACAAACTTGCATCAGATTTTGCTGATACACTTGGAAGCAAAGCAATACAGTTGCAATCATAGATTGCAAAACGAATTGGAGTATAAAACTCATCGTACCTCCCATGCCCGACATAATGCGGAGCACATTATAATTAGTAGCATACACGCGGACGCTTGACGACAGATTGGTGCCTACAGCGTTGTTTGACACGGTCAACAACAGGGTAGTGTTGTCAATACGCGACAAGTTGCATGTGCCGCTTGGCTGATGCTGCTCAGGCTGGAGCGCGAAGCTGTAAACGTTAATACCAACAGCTGGGATGTTGGTGTGGTGCTGGTAGGGCTGAACCAAGTTGAAGTAGTTGCCATCGCGAACCTGGAAGCGGTCGTGGCCGTTCAGCTGCAGCAGAGCGGTGATGACTGGGTTGCGACCAGCCATGCCCTCCACACGGGTGACGGAGTAACCAGACTCCAGAACGGAGCGGTCCCACCAGTCCGAGTAGTTGAAGGGCTGCTGACCCTTCCATGGGTTAATGACGTTGTCATCGCATGACACGTAGGAATCACGCTGAACGACCCACACCAGCTCCTTGCATGGGTGGTTAAAGTTCAGCTTCAGCTTGTTGGCCGAGGAGGTGATGGACTCACCGCCAGTGAACTGCAGGACATCAATCAGATACTCGTGAGAGACCTGGGCGAACTTACGACGCTCGTCGGTGTCCAGGTAGATGTAGTCCACGTAGAGAGAGGCAGCAGCCAGACCGCACTGGCCGACGCGGTTGCGAATGGCGTGGGGGTCTGACGAGTTCGAGTAGTCCCAGCACAGGTTGTTCAGCGAGTTGAACTCCAGGTTGATGCGGACCTCGTGGTATTGGAGGGCAATCAGAGGAAGAGCCAGACCTGGGTTGCGGCAGAACCAGAACTGCAGTGGGATGTACAGAGTGTACATTGGGGCGCACGAGGTAACAACCTCTGAGGTCAGTGGCTCACCGCCATAGCAATCGTTGTCGCACGCCGAGCCACCCTGGTAGAGCAGGTTGGTCAGCTCAGGGACGTTACCGACCATCTTGGCGTAACCAGCCTGCTTACCAGGCTCCTGAGTGAGCTCGTTCCAAATGTGCAGCCAATCACCATACTGCTTGTCGATGCGCTGACCACCGATCTCAATCTCAACGTAGTCGATGAGGTTGTGACCGATCCAGTTCAACCAACGGAACTGAGCACCTGAGCCATCAGATGGCTGGAGAGCCACCTGAGGCAGAGTAGCCTGCAGATACATGCGATGAATCAAATCACCATTGCGCTGAATGGTGCAGGTCACCTTCTTGCCAAAGTTAGGGGCACCGTTGAAAGGGTTCTCAATGGACTCCATGGCAAAGTTGGTGTGACGACGGTACACAACCTTAAAAAATGTGATTTGTGGGTTACCAGTAAGGTAAACATCCTGTGCGCCATAGGCGACTAACTGCATAAGCCCTCCTCCGGTCATATATCCGCTTTATACTCTGTTACTAGAAAAAAATTTTGCCAAAAACACATGTTCATAAATCACCGGGATACCATAAGAATCCATAATCCTTATCTTCCTTTCACTGTATACCACTGAAAATAATTACAATTTATATCCATCACCACATGAGCACTGATCATACAGACAACCTTTTCACAATTTCCGGGATATAAAATTGATTGTCTAAATTGTATTGTAGCCATGTAAAAAAACAAACCATTCATTCAATGACTGACAATAAGCCAAAATACATTAGAAAGAAGTGTATTCATGGCAAATACTCCTATTATTGTAAGGAGTGCGGGGGAGGTGGAATCTGTCCACATGATAAAGTTCGTAGTATTTGTAAGGACTGTAAAGGGAGTTCTGTGTGTGAACATAATAGAATTAAAAATAATTGTATGGAATGTGGCGGATTGGTAATTTTTTATGACAAAAGGAGTATTTAAATAGCCATCACACGTTATCGAATAAGTTTTCTTCATGAGCGATAGTGCTTTCTTTAAGGTTAAGACATCTAAACGAAGTAATCCAGAAGCAAGAACTACGTTAGATGCGATTCATCAACAAAAAGTGCAAACCATGTTAGAAGACCAAAAACAGGTAGATCAGTATAAAAATGAACTAAAAAATTTGCAAAAAAGAATCGAAGAAATAACATCTGATATGGAGCGATGGCGTTTAGAACGTGACGCGGATCATCTTAAAAAGAAAATTAAATCCATCGAAGATGGAAGTGAATTAATGGATTATTATTTACGAACAGGTGATATACTTTATCAATATTACGATGTTCAAGATCAAATTCAACAAGGAATGACTACAACAAGAACAAATAAGGCGAAACCAGGATCCATTCTTGCATTATTGGAAGAAGTTGCACAAAAAGAAGAATCCTCTACTTCTATGACACTTACATCCGATTCATCAGAAAAAGAAACAACACAGAAAGATAGTATACAAAAAGAAGCTACAACGAAATCGGATGGAGGATTACATCGTAATCAACTTCTTAATGAATATCTACAAATTGAAGATCCTTCGATGGTTCGTTCTACAAATGATATATATGACGATCCATGGACAATTTGTAGTAAATGCAACAGTGAAATGATTATGTGTCTGAATGAAGCAAATCTGACATGTTCCAAATGTGGATATCAAGAGTTTATTTTGGTTGATTCAGATAAACCATCCTATAAAGATCCTCCACGTGAAGTATCATATTATGCTTATAAAAAGATTAATCATTTCAATGAATGGTTAGCGCAGTTTCAAGCAAAAGAGAGCACTGAGATTCCACAAGAAATTTATGACGAAATCTTGATTCAACTCAAAAAAGAGAGGATTACAAATATGAGCACCCTGAAGCCAACTAAATTGCGTGAAATTCTAAGAAAGATGAAATGCTCAAAATATTATGAACATATCCCCCATATTATCAATCGTCTTAATGGTCAAAATGCTCCATTCATGTCTCGTGAAGACGAAGAGAAACTTCGCCATATGTTTCGTGAGATTCAACCGTCATTTAAGATACATTGTCCAAAGGGACGACGAAACTTTTTATCATATGGATATGTTCTATACAAATTCTGTGAATTGCTCGAAATGGATGAATATCTTGCCTGTTTTCCTTTACTAAAAAACCGTGATAAACTATATTTACAGGATAAAACATGGGAACTTATTTGTAAGGATATGGGTTGGCAATATGTTAGAACCACGCTTTAAAAATATTTTCTATAGAAAAGCAAACATGGCTATCCCTTTTTCCTCCGAAATGCTCTATGCATTTCTGATGAAACAATTTAGTGCAATGATGACAACACAATTCCAGAGAGTTTGCACATCTTACATGGTTTCTTACTCTACACCTAAGGATACACCACCTCCGATAGAACCAGATGATGAGCGTGAATTAGATCTTCTTCAGATGGATCGACTTTTAAAGTGGATGGAACTTGTCTTTGATGATTCATTTACACCTATTAATAATCTGCCAACTGACACCCATCGTGCATATAAACAAGAGCTATTCAGTATTTATCGCACCATCTGTTCCGATTATCAACAGTATCGTAACTGGAAACAATATAATCAGAGCATATGGTTATTTTCATCCTATCGCAAAAAAGATACCAAGTCACTTGCTAGAAAATTACTAAGCGATGTTCGCTTATTCAAAGAGGGGCTTCAATTATATTTTATGATGGATCAAACAAAAAGAGATGGATCTTAGGAAATATTCATTATTTACGAGTGTGTCTTTTTGTTTTTCTATTACTTCTTCGTCTATGACGTGTTGTTGTCCGTTTAGATAGACTCCTTTTTCTTCTATATAGACTCTTTGTTCTGGATAGACTCTTTGTTCTGG